TTGTTGGAGCGGAAGAACTCAACAACTTGGAACTCGCAAAAATCATCGCAGAATCCCAAGGAAAAGAACTGAAATACGAACTTGTTGACTTCCATTCTTCCCGTCCTGGTCATGACTTGCGTTATGCCCTAGATGGTGATAAAATGAAGCAACTCGGATGGGTTCCTTCTAAATCTGTTAGGGATCGTATTGCTGAAGTTACAAACTGGACACTTAACAATCAAAGGTGGATCACTCTATGACTGAAAGAAACTTTGTAGACAAAAATGGAAATTCATGGTCTTGGACTGAAACTCCTGAGACCATCAAAGCACTAAAGCAACTCCATAAAACAGTGGTTAATAACAGAGTTAATCGTCCTCACGATTATCAAGGTCCACTGTATGCTCCCCATCCTGATATTAAGAAGGATGCCTGAACTTACACATCATCAGTGGAAACTTATTTTTACTGCTGTTAGAAAGTATCAGCAAGCGCACCCACAATCTGTACCTTGCTATAAAGGAATGTATCACGATTTGGGATACATTCTTGATGTACTTTACCCATATGCTTATTCTGAAACTTACTTAGATGAAACTATTAACACTTGAAGACTATCAAAAGGCAGGTGAAACCTTTTGGCCAAAGTATTGGTATGTCGCCAAAGAATTGGGTGAAGATGCTAAACCAGAAGACATTCTGAAAGTAATGGAAGCAGTTGGTGGTGTAGCATTGAAGTTAGCATTAGAAGAAAAAGAAGCATCTTTTGGATTTAACAAACAAACAAATGACGGAACAGAATCAACAACAGGAAATGCAATCGGATCAGACGAGTGCTGAACATCCAGAGATTGCTGAAGTAGAATGGTATGATGATTGTTTCCGAGTTGAAGAAAAGACATGGGGAACATGGGAGTCTTTTGATAAGAACGGAAAAGGAATTGTTACTGGACTGACGAAAGAAGTTGTAATCCAAATGACTCGTTTTCATTTGAAAGGCGTTCAAGAAGGTTGGTCTAACGTAAGATCAATTACATATGAAGGGACGGTCGGTGGAAAACTCTGATTATCCTTATCATGAATTAGATCCTACTACTCCATGGTATGAGTGGTTAATGTACTGTGAAATTTGTCATCAGTTAAATGTGCCCAATCAACCGAAATGGAATCGATATGCAGCATATCGTAATTACTTGAAAGAAGTCGGTGTCTTGTAATGATTTTTAATCTTCGTGTTTTTCTCTGGACAATTGTTGCAGAATTAGAATATTATCTGTATCCATGGAAACATCAAAACCCACCAGAAGATGTTTCACGTAAATATAATTTACCAAGTGTTGACTTTGATAATAGTTTGAATTATGATTGGTTGAAATCTCATGATGAAAAAATAGCACGTCTTCAGGACGAAATAATCTGGGTTCAGCAAGAAATACACAAACTGAAGGTAAAAACTAAAACTCATGACTAAACAGAATCCTTATTGGTTTTTTGAAAAGTGGGGTATCAACCAACAAGTTCCTATCCAATCTCTTTCTGATAAGATTGATCAACTTGAAGAACGTATTAAACTTCTTGAAGATGCAAATATAGAGCAGACTAATGCACTCTATGAATGTTGGAATTCTCTTGATGCTCGCATAGATATTTTGACTGCAGAAAAATGGATTAAAGACGATGTATGAAGATCTCGATTGCTTCGAAACCGCTCTAAAACACTTTGGTACAAGAGTTGATGTCATCATCGCTATGGAAATGGCGGATAAGATTGATAGCGAGACTGCCTATCAAAACATTAAACTGGAACTCAAAGAACTGAAGCGAGTTCGTAAAACTTGGAAACAAAACAGGGAGTGTGATGATGAGTGTTGATACCCTTAAAATATCACAGAATGAAGATGGATCCTTCACGATGGACTGGGACCCACAAGACCCAAAATGGTCCTGGATGAACCAGTTGACACAGAAGGAGATTCAGGTTATTATGGAGCAAGCAATTAAGGACTACCTCGATGAACTCGAACGATCCCCGCAGTAGTGACTTTTCCTACAAGAAGTATTCTCTTGAACAACTTGATAACTGGGTGAATGATGCTGTGAATTGTGAGGATCTTACACCACAAGACATCTACGACACTATCGTAAATGTTGTGAATGAGAGTGTAACGTATCACAAGAAGTATTTCACTAAGAGTGTAGAAATTCTTTCCCTTCTGAAAGGTCATCGTTCCTTTGAAATTGATACATCTCTTGATGATATTGATGCATCACCTGGTGTTTCTTCTGCAACCCAAAAAGATTGGGTTGATTTCTGGGAAGAAACCTATTATCCAGAAGAGCACAAGCAGTACACTGAAGAAGAAATGAACGCTATGTGTGATGCTGCTGAGGACAAAGAGAAGTCCCGTGAGTACAATCTGCGTGAGGCAGAATACTATAACAAGCGAGCACAACTTGATGCTGAGTATGAGGCAATCAAGTCTGCAGGTGGTTATGAGTGGACTCCACTTACTGAAAAAGACGAAGTAAAGAAGTGGCGTCTTTCTGTTGAAGAAGTAGAAAACGGCGATACTATGGAAACTGAATACTTTGTTACCTTTCCCAATGATCTTCTAGAAGCAGCAAATCTTAAGGAAGGTGATAGTATAGAGTGGATTGATCGTGGTGATGGATCTTATGAACTACGTAAGATTGTTCAACCTCTTCGAATGGATGAATGCTGATGTACACTCTTAAACTTCTTGCTCCTTTTGTTGCATCTCTGTGTATGGGAAACTTTGTTGAAAAACAAGGTGAATTATGTAATGTTAGACAAACATCACCACCTGTGGTAAAATATTATGAACCTGGTAAATCCTGCTATGTAAATGGGGTATTTTACCGCAAATGTGAGGAATCAAATGGCTCTATCTAAATCTGTCGAAGAATCTCTAAGAGAAGCAGAATCATCACTGCGAAATGCACTAGCATTTGCTGCACGTCAAGAAAAACCATTCATCGGTAAACATATTGCTGATATGATTATGCAAATCGATAATCTAATCAGTGCTGATGCTTTGATTGATAAGATTGAAAATCGTAAAGATGGTGATTCTGGGTTCTTTGGAACCATGTTCGACCGAGATTAAGAACTGCAAATCAATCCCAAAGAAAACCTTAAGTTCCTAGATATTAGTAACTTCCCGAGTTATACTTGGATTACATCAGAACACCACAATGACTCTTCCCTCGCAAGGTAAAAAACTCACTGAAAACGAGATCTACAGCATCACAAATGCAGTAAAAGACTCTGGTATTCAGCAAATTCATCCTGAGAAAATGGAGGCATTTGCCGAATATTTGGTGCAAAAAGCAAAGGAAGAAAATAAATAAGTATTATCACGTTACAAAACAATGGAAAGTATCGAAAAGCATATTGAAAAGGACAAAGAAATCCTCCAAGATCCCACTACTTCTCCTCAACAACGCCGCCACATTGAAGGTGAACTTGAGGAACTAGAAGCATATGCAGAACATCACAAAGAAGAAATTGCAGCAGGAGATCATCATGATCCATCACCACTTGAACTCTATTGTGATGCGAATCCAGAAGCACCTGAGTGTTTAGTTTACGATGATTGATGACTTGGAGGGTTGACGCCCTCCTTTTTTTATGGTATGATCTATTGTTGTTAGTGAGTGGTTATGTCTGAGATAAAGATCCTTCAAAAACCAGTAGAAGAATTAGATACCATTGATCAGACATTTGACCTAATTTATATGGATCCTCCGTTTGGATTGCAGCGTGACTTTACCATGCAGGAGGAAGATGGTCAAGAGAAAGGATTCTCTGATACCTGGAGTTCCTTTGATGATTATATTGATTGGTATGCTGAAGTAATCAATAATGCATATAAAAAACTGAATAAGAATGGTTGGTTGTACGCACACAACAACTTTATTGGAAATGCTCTAGTTCTTTCTAAGATTGATCGTAAAGTTCGGGATGCATTCTATACCAATATCTCCTGGAAACGTAGTGGTCCTAAGAACAATATCAAGAACGGTTGGGGTAATATTGTAGACAGTATCATGGTGCTCCGTAAGGGTAGTCCATACTTTGAGGTTGAATATACCTCTCTTGATCCTGTTTATGCTGCGAATAGTTTCCAAAATAAGGATGCAGTTGGATATTATGCTCTTGCTAAAGTTACTGGTGAAAAGAGTCGTCCTTGTGCGCGATTTGAGTACAAAGGATATAATCCTCAGTACGGGTTTCGTATAACAAGGGAAAAACTGGAAGAACTGGACGCCCAGGACCGTTTGCACTACGGCAGCAACAACCTTTACAAAAAAATCTATTCTCATGAGTCCAAGGGTGTTCCCGTGCAGAATCTGTGGGATGATGTATACTTTATCAGTCGATCTGAGAAGAATAAGCGTAAATATCCCACTCAAAAACCCCTGAAACTGTTAGAACGTATCATAAAATCGTCATGTCCTGAGGGTGGATGGGTCCTAGACCCCTTCTGCGGATCTGGAACGACAGCAATATCCGCTTTTAACCTGAACCGAAATTGTATCACGATGGACGTGAACCCAGATGCTATCAGCATTGCTCAGGAGACAGTTGACGAACTGGTACAGGAGGCACAGAATCCCCTGATGGATGCCTTATACTAACTAAGTAATCGACAGACGCCCCAATGGCCACCCGTGCTCGCATCGGTCTTGAACTCAAAGACGGTTCTGTGCTCTCTGTTTATCACCACTGGGACGGTTATCCTGAGTGGTTGGGTCGCATCCTGAAGACTCATTACAACGGAAAGTCTCTTGCTTCCGAACTGATTGACGGTGGCGATATGTCTTCCTGCTGGACTGATGACCGCTGGGATGATACTGGTGTGAAGGGAGTTTATGGTCCACAATACTACTCTCAGCGCGGTGAGAATATTCCTCCTCGCCTTGATAAAGACCTGGGTGAGTATCTTCAAAACAGCGAAGAGTATTCGTATGTTTATACTCAGAGCGAAGGTTGGTTGTGCTATGATACCTGCTCCTGGCGTGATTCCTATATGGAAGGTCAGGAAATTCCTGCAGGAGCACTTGCAGTTTAATTTGGAGACTAATTATGCAATTTGATGATATGGAACTTATGCAACTTCAGTTTTGCATGAGTCAAACTAAAAAGATGATGTCTATGGGTGGAGAGATCCGCCGCCATGCTTCTATCACTCAAAAGATTGAAGAAGAAATGGATCGACGTAAAAATGCTACTGGAGCATATACCAGGGAAGGTATTCTGCGCCAGTTGGATGAAGAGATTAGTCAATTGGAAGCAAAAGCACCTGACTATGGGGTCGGTAAGTGAAGTGTCACATGGTGCCTTGAGAGGCACCTAGGACGCCCTATAATACGTTCATACGCAAGCAACCGATGACTACCACCTTCGCTGACTACTGCGCCACTCAAGACGCCAGGAACACCATCCAACTGAATGTCCGCAAGTGGACTCTGATGCTGTGTGATGCTCTGATGGACAACTTCAAGTCCCGCAATCACGGTAAAGTTGGTGGTTATGATGCTCCTGTCTATAAGTTCTATCCTGAGGAAGGACGTAAGTATTTCAAAATCATTATGGAGATTCCTAACAACAATCGTCCTCCTTCCCGTAGTGTTCACGCTTTCATTGATAAGAAGACTGGTGAAGTGTATAAGTCTGCATCATTCAAAGCACCTGCAAAAGGTGTTCGTTATGATCTGCGAATCATTGAGCAACGTGAGTGGTTGCTGGAAAATGCAGACTGGGCAGGTGGTTATCTTTATGCACGGTGATGTGCTATAATTTTTATGTTCATTTGAGGACAAATTATGAATGATCAACGTCACTATCACACCGAGAGCGAGCGTCGCCAACTGGATGGAGTTGTGCATGATGCTGATACAAATGGTTGGAACATTTCAAAAATGAATCGCATGAAAACCCGAGCAAATAATCTCCCTGATGATTCTTTGGTTACTGATGATGCGTCATGATTTTTCCTAAAGAAGCATTAATCGAAGCACTCTTCAATGAATATGTCTGGTTATGTCATGATGATTATGATCCTGATGTGGACATTGCCCCAGAGGATTATCTCAACATGCTAAAGGGTATGTCTTATGATGAGTTAGTAGAAGAAACTGATACCGATGAGAACTTTACACTCATGGAATACATTGAGGCATGGGGATGAGGGTCACGGAACACAACATAGATGCTGATTTAACTGTAAAAGAAGTAGAGGCACTGATGGAACTTGTAAAGCAACAAGTTTGTAGTGATAATAAAAAACCAATTCAAATGTTTTACGCTAAAATCTACGGAAAGTTGATGGGAATGAAACATGACTGCAACTCATAAACTCATCTTTATTGGTTCTTTCGTTTGGTTTCTTCACTGGGGTTCATGTCTTACATCTGCCATTCTGGATACGGTTATTCTAAAATCCTCTGTGAGGATGTTACCTCTTGGTTTCTGAATAACTTCTTTCCACGCCATAAGATCACGGTGGATATTGTTCATCGTGGTCTGAAACGTGAAGGAGTTCATGGATATTGTGATGTTGTGGGTGATACTCATCGTCCTCGCCACTTCATTATAGAATTGAACACTTACATGGATAAGGAGTTGTATATAAAAACTCTTTTGCATGAACTGACCCACCTGGCGCAGTGGATACGTGGTTCCCTGCGGCACCGTTATGGAAAATTGTGTTATTGTAAAACACCAGTGGAAAATTGGGAGTATTGGTATCAACCACATGAAATTGAGGCACGAGAGGAAGAAGAAAGGTTATATGATTGGTGGTTGACTGATACTTTTGGTGTGCCAGAGGTGGAAGTGTCCCAGTTCTTCCCGAATCGCCTGAGAGAGGCAGTATAATTACAAGGTAATCGAGGGAACACCCCATGCAACTCCTGAACGCCGCCAAGCAAATTGATTACTATCCCCTCACTTCTGCTGGTAAGGGTTTCGTTCGCCGTGTGACCTGGCATCCTGGTTGTGAGCGGACTCAAATGGTCACCTTTGCTACCATCACCAAATCTGATATGGTTTATGATGTGAATCAGTACATTGCTAACGGTGCTACTGTGACTGACTTCAACCTGGAAGCATACCAAGGTTCTGATTATTCTCCCATGGCTTGCTGATTCCACAAACTCCGCATTAAACCTTCCACTTTTCCTACAATGACCCCTGTTTTTTCTGGCGTGTTCCTGACTGTTGAAAATCACGGTTGCATCTACACGGTTTCCACCGAAGGTGAATTGTTCTATGCTCCAATGTATCAGAACGGTACTGTGAACATGGAAGAGTTTGATATGGTTGACTTCTGGGAATCTGATGCTGATGTAGAAGAACTGGAAGAGATTCAGTTCGCACTAATTGACATGATGAAGCGAGTTGGGTTATACTTCCAGCAATCTATGGCGGTTTAAAAAGCGGCACAGGGCATCTGGAAACGCCTTCTGGATGCCTTATACTAGTCTCATCAACGCAACAGAGATCCATGATCACTACCAAAGCACAAATGCTCCGTGTGATTAAGACTGCTGCTTGTGGTCATTCTCTCACTCGTGAGCAGAAGTTTCAAGTCTTCGTTAATGTGTGTGATAACATGTTAGCAGAAGGTCGTATCACCAAAGCAAATCACACCAAGTGGACTAATGTTTTCTAAAAATCCTCTCCTTGTAGTCTTCCTTGTTCTTGCTGCTATCAGCGCCATGAAGATGGTCTATCAAGGAGAGAGTAAGATTGAACAGATGGAACGTATCTCCCGCATCTGTGCTACACTTCCACAACCACACCCTGACTGCAATGTTCACTAAAGAAGATCATGAGTTTATTGACTTTCTCTTTGGTAAACTCACCAAACATATTGATACTGATATGATTGATTTGCAGGATGATGATACCTGCTGCGATCACATTCTTTTCACTCAACTGGAACTGTTTTAATGAAACTTTCTCATTCTTCTGTTTCTAAGATTGCGGATGCATTAAAACCCGCGATCATTGAGTATATAATTAATGATGATACCGTGACTCAGGCGATGCAGGATAGTGTTGCCGATGGTATTCGAAACATTATGGGTGATATGGATGATGAGTTGTTTTTTGAAATTGGTATGTTAGTATTCGATCGTATTGATTTAAAATGATGGAATTTGAGAGTAGTATTCTTGAACTTAGTATACGCAAGGTGAAACTTTTGGAAGACATTGAACAAATCGATCGTGAGATTCAATTTTTACGCAAACTACAGGAGGAATATGACCGAAACGAGTATGAATCTAAATGTACATGAGATTGGTATATTGTTAACGGCACTTCAACAATTAGATGGACGTGATGAGTATTTAATTGCTCGTGAGTATGGAAGTGTTTCTGTATTGTATCATAAACTTCATACAATCTGGGAACAAATGGATCAATCTGAGACTGGTATTCGCAATGATGTTGTACCATCTTTCTGATATGAACGACGAAGACATCAAACAATTTCTTTCTGCATTTTCTGATTTTATGAATCACTCCGAAGAAAACATTCATTCTTATGAGCAATGGAAAGAAGCAGAGGACTATACGAATCAGTTTTATGAGAAGAAGGCATCAGAGTTAGAAGTGACTGTAGATTATTACATGGCGGAGTTTCTCTGATGACTGAAGAAACCAAACTCATTCTTGCTCAAATGCAGGTTGATAATTTGCTCTCACTATTGAAAGGTAATTCTTATGAGAATTATATGTGTGGTAAGTTATATGGAATTAAGTATGAATTAAATCGACAATTGACAAATCTTACACAATCAACTAAAATCAAGGAGTAATTTATAAAAGACAATGACGAAGTTTCTTTACATCGTTGATCATTTCATTCCTTTTCCTGCTTCAGAGTATGGTGGTGTTTGGAATGTAATTGCGGAGAGTAATGAGGAATGTTTTGATCTGATTACTGATTCTGATAATGAGCAGTATCCAGAGTATTATAGTAATTTAAGAAAGAATATCAATGATGCTCGTGTGTATACACTTGCCGATGATGTTCAATCTCATGTTGTTGAATCTTTTACCACCTGATTAGTATTATGGAAGCACTGTATCGTATTGAAGAGTTTTGTACAACAGGTTGGGAACCTATTGAAGAACACCTGACTCGTTCACAAGCATCTGAAAAACTACAATCCTTGATTCATGAAGGATACAATCCCAATCATCTCCGAGCGACTCGTGAATCATGAACTCCCAGCATCTTTCATTCACCGTCCCCCAGAAGGATACTACTACCGAACGTTACAATTTAAACGTCATGTTCTTTCAATTTGGACTGTACATCAGCATGGGTTTAATTACAATTCTCATGATGAATCTGTTTGTATCTGGGGATTCTATAACACAAAAACAGACACCTACTATGCACCAATCAATTCCGTCAAACAAGGTGATCAAGTAGATATAAACAAAACGACTCCATATTCTGCAATGCAACTCAAGTTAAATCCATTAGAGCAATGTCTTATGTCCCTAAGTTAAATGATTATGTAAGGTGGAAAAACTCTCATACTGATTTAGAAGGATGGGTGTATTTTGTTGATAGTGAATATTGTACAATTGAGATTTCTGTAAAAGATAAACCTGATAATCTGGTCAATTTTCATAAGAAGACTCATTGTTGTGTAGTATGTTATCCACAGTATTGGAATGAGTTGGAGTATGTAAAGTCAAGAAGTTCAGAGGATTTATATAAGTCACAACTTTATCGTTATTCTGATCCTTAATTGCATTATGAAGTATCAAGTCATCTATCAACGAAAGAAGAAGAATAAAGTCTCTCAACAGAAAGCAGTGTTTTATACAATTGAAGATGCTGTACGTTGGGAGAAATATGTGATGAATGAAGGATATGTAAATAGTGAAATCATTCCAATATTCAATTAGGTCATATGTCTGAAGATCAGTTTCCATCATTACCAGAACAAGCAAAGAATTCAACATTGTTAATTGCTGATGTAATTCGTGATGCAATTAAGAATAATAAGTTGTTTGTTGAACCATTAGAGAAGAGTCGTAGATTAAGTCTTTGTCTAGGTTGTGAACACTTTGAACAGAACTCAAAGAGATGTAAGAAGTGTGGTTGTTATATGGAACATAAGGCAGGACTGACTGCTGCACAGTGTCCAGTGAAAAAATGGTAAAAATGCCTTAATCTGGGTGTTTTAACCTTGTTTTAATTAAAAAAATACCTTTTTAAATATAAAGTTGTTGTTTATACAGTTCTCAATAGTTTAGATTAATTGAGAATCAATAAGGTATTATTGTTGAGAATAGATGGTTTTATCTCATAGAAGTCTTATGTAAATCTTATGTAAAGGTGCCGATAATCTCATAGAAATCTTATGTAAAGGTGCCGATAATCTTATGTAAAGGTGCCGATAATCTTATGTAAAGGTGCCGATAATCTTATGTAAAGGTGCCTCCCTGATGCAAGTTTAGCGAGCGTAGCATAAGGAGCGCGGTTCGTCAAGTCACGGGGCGGCGAAAAACTCTGAGACCCACACAGTCTTATAAAATCTAGACTAGACATCTAGGCGAGATTATGCTATAATGAATCTCGACGAGCATTATGTGCATAATAACACAAATCTAGACGAGAATACATATATATTATTATGCATCTCGACGAGAATCAGGCATTATAGGGACTTGCGATCTCGACGAGAATACAGTATAATCATAAAGCATCATACACAATCTCGACGAGAATTATGTACGACGACTACGATCTCGACTACTCATTCACACAAGATTACACATACGATCTCGACGAGATGTATGAGACATATATGCAATCATATGCACTAGATGCACAAGCACTAGATTCATATGACGATGACGACTACACACGAGATGCACTAGATTATGATGCGCTTGCGTATAAGCATTATGCATGATATAATCTAGTACACACAGCACGAGAGTCATGCCTGCACACATGGTCGCACAAAAACGCCTAGTACGTGTAACACTAGACATCATGTGTTATGATGATCTAGAACTAGAAGATCTTGACTGGAAAGATCTTCTGGAGCTAGAAGGAGACGAGGATATTAATATTACCATCAAGGATTACTCCGATATCTTTTAATGTGCCAGTTCGGAGACTGGACCCATTCTCATTTAAAAGATCTTATTGATTCTCAATAACTAAGTCTTATTGAGAATGGTGGACAGTTGGAGAACTGGCGCAGATGGGTTGACTTGTGCGCCGAGATCGATTATGTTGGTTTTGTGGTCGGGAATTCGCTACATTTTCCCCCACAAATCCTTTTTTTTTAAACAACAATGGAACTGACCAAATCTTTCCCTCCCGTTGATGCATTCGTGGAGATGATTGTCGAGATTGATTATAAGAAACACTACAACACTTTCATGGATGGTGTTGAGAACCTGTGCCTAATCGTTGCTGCAATTGCTACTGTGATTGCTCAGAAGTGGAAAGAGCATGATATGACCGAACGGACTCAATTGTTCGTGCTTCAGGTTATCGAAGGTGCAAAGACTTTCTGGGCATGGATTAATACTGTGTTCGTGCCTGAGTGTAAAGAATTCTACAACGATTGTCGCTCTGTTTATAACTACGTGCGGACGATCTGAGAACTGTCACAAGGGGGGTTGATATCCCCCCAAAATCGTGTATTGTAGTTTCAAGTTCGAAAACGACCTGATTTTGGTTTACACCGACCCCTGCACTTTCGCCATGAATTCTTTCCAGTTTTACCTGCAGTCTCTGCCTCAATTCATTATGGAAAATGATGCAGATTGGGGCATGGTTTATGATTGGATGGAGAACATGTGTGGTGAACTTCGTGATGAGCATTGGGAAGAAGTTGCTGAGGTGTATAAAGAATACATGAACGATTCTAGGTACAACTGCCCGTGAGTTCTTTATACTCGCGGCGGCTGACCCGCTGTGACGGTCGGCAAGGTGTCCACCAAACCGCCACAAGACCCCAGAATCGTGTATTGTATTTAAGTTGAGACATTTCACTCCAATGATTGTTCCATTCTCTGAAGTTTGCGTAGGTTGCTCACTCGTGCTCAACGGATTGGCAGGGGTGAAAGTATCAACCCGCACCGTAGATTTTATCGTTGGTGAGATTGATGGACAATCAACTTGGAAGAAAATGTTTGTTAAACAGAAAGAAAATGTGAGAATTGCTGACCCTGGACAGGGTATTGTTCTCTCTTGGTAATCACTAACTGTCCCTTTGCTATTTGATTATGTTTGATGCAACTTGGTCTGAAATTGTTGATGCTCCCGGTGAGATCTACGATGTCATCGAGTATAAAGAAGAATGGGAGAAAGATGATAAGTTTGACGTAGAAGATTATCTCAAGGCTAACATCGACTATTGATGTCTTTCGTATCATCTTTCTCCTATTCTAAAATGAACACTAATCTTGAAATGCTGACTGCTCGTGAACAACTTATGGAGGACATTGATTGTATCATTGAGGAGTATTTCCAAGAGTATGGTATCACAAACGACTCTGAACTTGTGAAGGTTTTGTGTGATGCTGTCTGCCGTAACTTTCCTGCTAGTTGATATAAACCGTTTCGATTCTCAAGTACTTTTATTATTGAGAATCGCAGCCGCGGGTGGACGGTCGGATAGGTGGAACACAAAATGGGCACGACCCCCAAAATCATGTATTGTAGAAGGGTCAAAGAAACACAAGCAATGGCAACTTTCCTCTTCACTTATTCAAACGGCATGTTCTCTATCTCCCCCGAAATGCAAGCAACTTGGGATGACATTATGGGTCAGATGTGTGCATTCGTGAATGATACAAATGCCGACATCGATATGGCATATGATTGGGTATGTGAGATGCTCGATATTGACTCCTTTGTTGATAACGAAGGTGCATGGAATTCTTTCTACTCTGTGTGGGAATCCTGCGACAATCGTAACGACCTCCGAAACATTTACATCGACTGATGTACACTGACCCTTGCACAATCGCACTCCAAACTGACAATCAGCTTATGGCAATTCACGAAACCAAGTTCATCATTTCCGGTCGTTTTGAACGTCCTAATGGTCACATTATGCGTGATGAGTTGGGTTACATTGCTGCCACTAAAGAGGATGCAATTGCTACATGCCAACGTCTCAATCCTAATTTCCACATTCACACTGTGAGAGAGGATCATAGTGTGCCTGAGGTTGTGAAACTGCAACTCCTTCGTTAACACTAACTCATTCGTTCCTTCATTAACATCATCATGCGTTATTCTGTTCACTGCCCATCTGCACCTTACGAAAATTCTTCCTTTGTTGATATCGACGATGCATGGGGTTTGTGTTTAGATCTCTCTGAAGAATTTGGTTATGCCGAAGTTCGTCAGGGTGAACATCTTCTAGGAAGTTACACAAACGGTCAGTGAGTTTCTATCACTAACCGTTTCGATTCTCAAGTATTTTTACTATTGAGAATCGCAGCCGCGGGTGGACGGTTGAGCAACCTACACACGATTTTGGCACGACCCCCAAAATGCTGTATTGTATAGAGGTGGAGGGGACAGCACCCTCCCACGTCCTTTCTCTTCTCTCTCATGCGTAAGATCGAAACCCAGATGATCGCTGCTATCAAGGCAAATGAGAACTGGTCATCTGGAAACACTCAAGTTGTTACCATGGATGGTGTTTCTTTTGTGTATCTGCACGGCAACAAGATTGCCATGATTGATGACACCAGCATGACCATTTTTGACGATGGTTGGCAATCCACCACCACAAAATCCCGTTTGAATGCACTTTGCTCTGAATTCTGCATTGCTGGTGAAGGTGTATTTCAGAAAGATTTCCTCTGGTATGTGAGAAAGTTTGTGGGTGCAGTTAACGGTCAGAATGTATACAAGACCGAAGATTTCTGCAGTGGTTATGTGTTTGCCTGATTAATTCGGGGGGATTTAATCTCCCCTTTTTTTTAATTAAGTTAATTTAAAATTGAGCTGCCTGAGTGTCGATTTTTTTCGTCATCAGGGCGACCCTGCCCCTCCTTCGGTTGTGAACCTATTGTAGAGCCAGGGGATGCCGCAGGCAGCCGACTGTGGACACTTTAGGGAACTGTCCACTAAACCCGCACAAGACCCCAAAACCGTGTATTGTACTCTCATGCAAAACAAACACATCGAACACCCCGAAGACACCATCCTCACGGGCGACCTGAACGCCCTGGACTGGTTTGAGGCAGCAGGTGCCCTGTCCGTTAAGATCGACGGTGCTCCCGCTGTAGTTTGGGGACGCAATCCTGCTACGGGTAATTTCTTCGTGGGCACCAAAAGTGTCTTCAACAAAGTAAAGATTAAGATCAACGAATCTCATGCGGACATTGATGCTAACCATGCAGGCGAAGTTGCAAAGATTCTTCACGCTTGTTTTGATTGGTTGCCTCATACAGATGGCATTTTCCAAGGTGACTTCATCGGATTCGGTGGACAGTCAGAATACACTCCGAACACAATCACCTATCAGTTCAGTGAAGTAATTCATGAGGAAATCATCATTGCTCCACATACCCGTTATGAGGCAAATGATGACCTTCGTGATAGTTGGGCAATCCCTCTGACTGTTAACTTAGAGGATGGACATAACTGTAAGTTTGTGAAACCCAAGGCACGGATCTTCTCTGGGTATTATGATGACGGACTGCGCCGTTTTCATGACCTTGATGATGTGATCAAGTTCGCTAAGCAAATGGCGCAATGTGTTCAGTTTGTCGATGATAAGAAAGCAGCAGAGATTAAGAAGGCATTGAATAAGTGCATCCGCGAAGGTACGCCGATTGATGATAATGCATTTGATTGTGATTACACTCTGATTGCTTACTGGAAACTGATCAAATCTATCAAAGATGATGCACTCTTCCTTTGCCGCAATGATGGTCCTGCTGCTTACATTGGATCTGATCGAATTGACGCCGAAGGTTATGTCTACTCCAATGAGTTCGGTACAATGAAACTGGTGAATCGTGAGCGTTTCAGTCATGCTAACTTCAACAACGCTAAGTTTGCACAAACTCCCTGAGAGTTTGTATAACTAACTTTCGGCTGCCCGCGTGACGATGAGCGTACTGTCCACCCATTCCCCGATTGCGGCGGATCTGCCCCCTATAATGGTTTCATACCAAACGAACCAAGATGACCTTCGCCGTTCAACCCGCCTACTGGTCCAAGTTCGATCAGCACGCTTGCTGGTGGGCAACCTCCGTCAACCATGCCCAGCGGATCGCTGAATTCCATGGGATGGGTGAGGAGTGCATGATCTGGCGCGTCCCTACCAGCGGTCCTGCTTACAAGTGGATGCGAGCAGGCGGAAAGGTGTCCCAGGTTGATCAGATCGCTGACCTGGTGTTCGGTTGCTGAACCGTCCACCATCCGCCCCAAAGGGCACCCCTGACCCCTTATAATGACCTCAGTTCAAACGACAACCATGCTGGACTTCGCCCTAGATCACCTGCCCGTGTTCATGAACGTGCAGCGTCCTAGCACTGCCTGCCAGAATGTCATCCTATCACCCCTGACCCGTCGTGCCATCGTGAAATGGCACAATGGTTCAGTCAGTGCCCACAACTGCCGCCGTCGTGACATGCTGCGACTGCTGATCAACCGTAAGGGCAGTGTGGGACAGTGGGCAAACCGTACACTGCTTGCCTGATTCCGCCACACCCTGTGCCTATAATAGTCTCAACAACACAGACAAGCATGACCAACGCAACCGCCACCCTCCCCACCTACAACGGTTGGGCAAACTACGAAACCTGGAATGCCGCCCTCTGGATCGGCAACGATGAGTTCCTCTACAACACCGCTAAGGCATGTGTGACCTACAGGGAGGCAGGCATTGAGACCCCCTGGGAGAAGTTCGTTCGCTGCATGACTGACGGGCAGATCGGTCGCCACCTGGTTAAGACTGGCGACGGCGTTCGCTGGGATGACCCCGCGATCGACGCCCAGGAAATGAACGACATGCTCTGGGATCTCTGATCCCATAGGAACGGCAGCGCCTTAAAGACTGCCGCCAAACCAAACCAACATCCTACCATGACCCGCGACCTTGCTACCTCCCTGCTCAACCGTGCCGCTGACGGTGCCCAACTCCTGGAAATTCTGGAGTCGATCGCAGAGGACACCGAACAGGGCACCGTGACTGACTTTGACGGAAACCCCGTGATCTGGTAAGATACACAGGAAGGGAACGGCAGCGCCTTAAAGACTCCCCCTCCTACACTGTTCAATTCGTCGGGTGGCACTCCACCCGCTTCTAACATGTTCAAAACCAACGGCAGCACCCATCACGAAGGCATCGCCAACGAACTGGCGACCATTCAACTGCTCAACGATCACCGCGTCTTTCCCGACATCGTGACCCATAAGGGCGGCACCCATAACAAGGCAGACGCCACGGCAGGCGCTAAGCGAATCAGCATCAAGCACAAGGCAGGACTGAAGAACGGATCTTTCGATTGGGTTAACACCTCAAAGACCGACACCCTGATCGACGCCTCTCAGTTCAATCCCTTTCTCAAGTTCGTCAGCGACGCCCGTCAGTGGGAGACCGCTAAGCGCGACGCGATTGTGAATGAGTGCCGCGACCTCTTTAATGAGATCTGCTCTGCTGCTCTTGATTCGATCGACCCCGTGACCCTCACCGCTTGGTTGCGCTCCGAACTGATCGCAGAAAACGACGGCATGGTGATGGCGATCACCGACACCGACGCCCAACGCTGCTACGTGATCGAACACGAAGCGATCCGCGCTGCCCGTCTCCTAGAAGACGGATACGGTGCCCGCGTTGAGAAGGGTCGCGGCATGACTTCCCGTAAGGTCGTGCTGGTCAAAGATCACCACATCGTTGAGGTCGGTCTCCGCCTCCGCGTCACCAGCAACAACGGGATTCGTGCTTTCCTGGGTTTGTCCAAAGCGAACCGCAATTCGTCGGTCGTTCTGAAGTTGCAGCAGGACCGTGTGGATCAGTTGGTGGCGGGTGCCGACGACGTTCGCGTCATCCCCCTCTGATCTGCTACAATACTCTCAACCACAACGGGACCTCCATGATCCTCTCCATGTCCTCCGACCTCCAGACCCGCCGCATCGTTTGGACGGGTCGCAACAACGACGACTCCCCTATGGGGTCGCGTCTGCAACCTCAGTTGGGCATCAGTGCATTCGCTATCGCTGGTCAGTTCTCTGAGGTCTGGTCTGATGAGGTCGCTCCCTGTCCCGTTAGCGGTCACACCTATTCGTGATGGGCATCCGTTCGTGACTCAGCAGTTATAGGGTCGCCGCCCCTTCGGGGGTCGCGGCGCGTATAAGCCCCCCGTATATAAAACCCATGGGTCCCTGTAGTCTACAAAGTGTTACACAAGGGAGATATTTAGTTTTTGCTATATAAAAACAAAAACCCAAACTTGTTTAACGGCGATGAGAAAAAATTCCGGAGAAAATTTTCAACCTCTACAGGTCGATCCAGTAACTGGCGAATATTATGTTATAATACCTGAATGGATGGCGAATGATCTGTCCTGGTATGAAGATACAGAGATCAATATTTCCCTAGAGGGTAGTGAGATTATCATGTCTGAAAGGGAAGTAGATTGACATTGTATAGATAATATTGTATGATATTCGTTGTACGTACAACCTGACGTAATTACACTTTCTTATGGCTAAAGGATTTACTGTAAAAGCAAAAGCGCCCGTGAGTTCAACAAAAGAACCAGAGTGGGACTATGAAAAAGCAAAAGAATTGGTTCGTGGAAAATCGATTGTCTTTTGTCTTCCTGGAAGAGGAGTTTCTTATACTTACTTGAAGAACTTTGTACAACTTTGTTTTGACTTAGTTCAGGCAGGGGCAAGTATTCAGATTTCCCAAGACTACAGTTCAATGGTGAACTTTGCCCGTTGCAAGTGTCTTGGTGCAAACGTACTGCGTGGACCAGACCAAATTCCCTGGGACGGCAAGTTGAATTATGATTGGCAACTGTGGATCGATAGTGATATTGTATTCAATAGCAACAACTTCTGGCAGTTGGTTCTCATGGAACAAGACATTGCTGCTGGGTGGTATTGCACTGAGGACGGTCACACGACATCTGTTGCACACTGGTTAGAGGAAGATGATTTCCGTAACAATGGTGGAGTGATGAATCATGAAACATTGGAATCAATTTCCAAGCGTAGAAAGCCATTCACAGTCGATTACACTGGATTTGGATGGTTGCTAATCAAGAACGGAGTCTTTGAGCATTCGGAGATGAAGTATCCTTGGTTTGCTCCGAAGATGCAAGTATTTGAATCTGGAGAGGTTCAAGATATGTGCGGAGAGGATGTGAGTTTCTGTTTGGATGCAAAGGAAGCAGGATTTGAAATTTGGTGTGATCCTCGTATTAGAGTTGGTCACGAGAAGACAAGAATCATTTGATGGAAAACAAACCCTCACGATTTAATATATTAAAGCAAGGAGAGAAAATCTTCACAGATCTTTCTGAGGAAGAATTTTTCGATGCAATGGAGGACCTGGCTCAACAATTTTATGAGACGGGTTCTCCCGAACCACATGAAATCACACACGAAATTTTGGAGAATTAATTATGGCTGTACGCGCAAAAGGTGGACTGAATAAGACTTCTTATATTCCGGGACCTCCTAAGAAATCTCGTCAAGGCGATGGGGGAGGAACGAAGTACGCCGCGTCTTCTCGCAATAAAGCACGTAAGAAGTATAGGGGTCAAGGAAAAGGATGAGTTGTTTAATCACTAATCTACCAGCACAAAGAGTATGGGTTCGTAAAGAATACCTACGCGATTTAAAAGATGGTCATGGTGAATTTGTTGAGGGCGTTTGGGTATCGGCTAAGTCGATGCCTGGACGCGCTTTTTATTTTGAGACATATTTACCAGAATATGGTGCTCTTTATGATAAATTACCGATTAGTGCCTTTTTGTCTCGTCCAGAGACACCTGAGACTGATATGGACCTTGAAAACTTACAGTTTTGGAACTGTATGGACTATGGTGTGACGACAATTACGAAGCAATTTGTCGCATCAATGGACTGGGAGGTTCGTACACGTCATTTTGGATCAATGAGAGGGTATTATATCTGTACTTTAGACAATTATCATAACAGTGCAGACATTATTGACTATAGTACGGCAGAAATTCCTCAAGAACATAAGTCATTTAACCTCATTGAACTAGTCAATGGACAATTTGCACTCTATCCGAACAATAGATGTCGTGTTTATGATATAAGTTTGACTCCAGATAAACCAAAAACACCTGATTTTAAGGTTTCTACAGAATATTATCAGGTTGAGAACGGTGTTGACTGGGGAAGACTGGGTGATACCGACGAATATTTCTGGGAAACCACCGAAGAACGTGAAAATAAATAATTTTGCGGGATAGAAACCCCGAAAAAAGTTCTAATTTTATAGTTTAGAACGAAAAAAATGGCGAATTCACCAAATCCAGACAGAAATGTCGATTACATGTACCAAATGTGGGGTACAACACACCTTGTAACTGATTATAATTATCCAGATCCACAAAAAAAGGTGATTCAGGAGATTATGCACGATGATATTTCACCAAAAAGACATCATTTAAAAGAACAATCGGAATTACACCAAAAAATCAGAAATGATGATGATTATGATGACTGGGAATATGGTACAGAACCAAATTATGGGGTAACTGGGGCATAAATAAAAAGAAGACTTGAGACATTTCAGTGGTACAAAGGATATCTCGACAGTTTAAGGACATTAGTTTGTCCTTTGATATGCATCCTGTGACACGAGATATCCTTGTGCTTAAGAATGAAGATGCGATTAAACGTTCAATTCGTAATATTGTTCAAACATTACCTGGCGAAAGGTTTTTTAATAACACAATTGGGTCAAATTTAACAACTAGTTTGTTTGATTTTGTAGATTACGGTACTGCGACCACTGTTGAGACTCAAATTTATAACTCCGTTGTAAATTACGAACCTAGAGCTGATAATGTTCGTGTTGAAGTCAGTCCAAGATACGATGAAAACGCTTTTGATATTACAGTTTACTTTGATATTATAGGACAAGACTTCCCTCAGCAAGAATTTAACTACATTTTAGAGGCAACCAGAAGATAACATGCCTTTTACAAAATTTACTAATCTAGATTTCGATCAAATAAAGACATCCATCAAGGATTATCTCCGTGCAAACTCTACATTCACGGATTTTGACTTTGAGGGATCAAATTTTTCTGTCCTGATCGATACGTTAGCATATAATACATATATCACTGCTTTCAATTCAAACATGATCGTCAATGAGTCTTTCTTAGACTCAGCGACTCTTCGTGAAAATGTTGTAGCATTAGCGCGTAATGTTGGTTATGTACCCCGCTCAAAAAAGGCAGCAACGGCGAGAATATCATTTAATATAGCAACTACCACCACATCACCTCAGATCACCCTTAAAGCGGGTCTGGTGTGCATTGGGGGTGATGGTCAATCGAGTCCATATATCTTTTCAGTTCCAGAAGATATCACAGTTAGTGTAACAAATGGATCTGCGTCCTTTGAAAATGTAACCATCTATCAGGGTGTATTTTTAAATAAAACGTTTACTGCAGATACATCACTCAATCAAAGATTCGTACTCGATAATTCTGGTATTGATGCTAGCACTATTAGAGTAAAAGTTGGAAGTAGAACATATAGTGCAGTTGATAACTTATTTGAAATTGATAAAACCTCTGAAATCTTCTTAATTCAAGAAGTAACTGATGAGAAATATGAGTTGTTGTTTGGTGATGATGTCTTCGGTAAGAAAGTAGAAAATGGAACTACTATCAAAGCAAGTTATATCATTACTGATGGTGAAGATGGTAATGGTCCAAGAGTCTTCACCTTCTCTGGAACGATTGTAGATTCCAATGGAATAACAATTGACCCTTCCAGTACAGTAACTGTAACAACCGTTGATTCGTCTAAGGGAGGCGCTTCAATCGAGTCAATTGACTCCGTTAAGTACTTTGCCCCAAGAGTGTACTCTTCGCAGTACCGGGCGGTCACAGCGAGGGATTACGAATCGATTATTCAGCAAGTATACCCCAATACTGAGTCTGTTTCAATTGTTGGTGGAGAAGAGTTAGACCCACCTCAATTTGGAACAGTATTGATCAGTATTAAACCAAAAAATGGTACGTCAATTTCTGACTTTACAAAGACTAGTATTCTAAATGATTTGAAAAAATATTCTGTAGCAGGAATAAATCAAAAAATTATAGACCTTAAATTACTTTATGTTGAGATTGATAGCACAGTTTACTACAATTCATCAGCAGTTTCTAATATTGAGAATCTAAGAACAAATGTTATTAACACTCTAACACAATATTCGGATTCTGTTGATTTTAATAAGTTTGGTGGAAGATTCAAATATAGTAAGGTTGTTCAGGTTATTGATAATGTTGATACGTCAATTACCTCAAACATTACTAAGGTTAAGATTAGACGTAATTTGAATGCTGTACTGAATACTTTTGCACAATATGAAATCTGTTTTGGTAATCGATTCCATAAGAATCCTGTAGGATATAATATCAAGAGTACTGGATTTAAGATTGCTGGAGAAAATGATACTGTATATTTCTCAGATGTTCCTGTTGAAGGTAGTGATATTGGAGTTCTTTCTATTGTTAAACCAACTTCAACACCAGGACAATATCAGATTGTTAAAAAATCTATAGGATCTGTTGATTATGTAAAGGGCGAAGTACTTGTTAATACCATTAATATTACATCAACGTCACTTCCAGATGAAGTCATTGAAATACAGGCATTCCCAGAATCTAATGATGTTGTTGGACTCAAGGACTTGTATCTAGTATTTGATATCTCAAAAAGCACCATAAATATGAAGAAGGATACAATCTCTTCTGGAGAGCAAATATCAGGTATCAATTTTGACTCCACATCAAGTTATTCAAACGGAACGTTAACGAGGTAATATGGTCACGACTGGTTTTGATTCTAGAGTTAAGATTCAGCAAATAATTGAAAATCAGTTACCAGAGTTTGTTATATCAGAAACACCCAAAGCGGTGGAATTCCTAAAGCAATATTATATTTCTCAAGAATTCCAGGGTGGTCCTATTGATATTGCAGAGAATCTAGATCAATATAAAAAATTAAACAACTTAAATCCTGATGTAATATCTGGTGTTTCTACTGTGTCTACACAGATAGGAACAAGCGATACTGAGATTTACGTAGATAATACAAAGGGATTCCCACCTCAGTATGGTTTGGTGAAGATTGATGATGAGATTATCACTTATACTGGTATTACAACAAATTCATTTACTGGATGTGTAAGAGGATTTAGTGGTATTACTTCTTATCGCAGCGCATTAAATCCAGAAGAACTAGAATTTTCATCAACCAATGCAGGTACGCACTCTGTAGGAAGCGTAGCACAAAACCTAAGCGCATTATTTTTAAAGGAGTTCTATAGAAAGTTAAAACAATCATTAGCTCCTGGATTTGAAGATCTTGATTTCGTAGAAAATTTAGATTTAAATAATTTCCTTAAAGAAATTAGAACTTTCTATCAAACAAAGGGAACATCAGAATCATTTAGAATTCTTTATAATGTTCTCTATGGATTAGATCCAACTATTTTAAATCTGAAAGAATTCTTAGTTAGATCATCTGATGCAGAGTTTATTAGAAGAGAAGTTCTTGTAGCTGAATTAATCTCTGGAAGTAATCCAAATAACCTTGTTGGTCAGGTTATCAATAATAATGATAATACTGCATCAGCACCTGTTTCTGAAGTAGAGATTATAACAAGAAATAATAAGACTCTTTATAAGATTCAACTATTTGCTGGATATGATGAAAAGAGTTTGATTGAAGGTACTTTTGAAATTACTCCGAAAACTAAAGTAGTAGAGAAAGTTTTATCGACAGACACTGTAATCACGGTTGATTCTACAGTAGGATTTGATTCTTCTGGAACAATAACTGTAGGATCAGACACCATAACTTATACTGATAAGAGCGTTAATCAGTTCTTCGGTTGCAGTGGAATTACATCCACCATCGATCCTGGATCAGATTTAAGATCTGATAAGATCATTTATGGATATGAGAATGGTGATACCACTAAAAAAGTGGAGTTGAGAATCACAGGTGTCTTATCGGAGTTAGAAAATCAGAATGATATCTATTTCAGATCAGTTGGTGATGTTATTTCTGTAAAAAATATTGGTAAAAAGATAGAAAATCCATCTAATGGTAAAACATACAAGGAGTTACTCTTCAACTCATGGATTTATAATACATCTTCAAGATATGAAGTAGAATCATTTACAGGAAATCAAGTTATTTTACATGAAACGCCAGACAAGTCAAGTTTGAAGGTCGGTGATTCTGTTAATGTTTTAGACAGAAATTCCGAAAATATTATTATAGAGGATGCTATAGTAACTTCTATTACAAATAGACCTGATCTAGCACTCCCTAGAGTCGTTTTATTAAACAAAAGTATTACTGGAATAAATTCAAATAGAAAAATTAGTATAAGAAGAAACATAGAAAATGCTTCTTCTGTTAATGTTTCATTAAAATATCCAAAAATTACAGCAAACGTTCAGAATACCTATGAAGAAAATTCAAAATATATTCATGTAGCATCTAATTCTCTACCAGATTATAGTGTAACGAAAGACATTGTTTCAAAAACTCTTTCTATTACTGCATCGTCAAATTTAAATAATATTTTCTCTGGTACTGAGATTGATACAAATGGTATAACCAAGTACACTATACTTTCTTTTTCAACCGCAGTTCCATTCATTACTGGAGATGCAGTTGTTTACAGTGGTTCTTCATCAGAAATTAGTGGATTAACATTTGGTCAAACTTACTACGTTGAAGTTCTAGACCCCACAAATCCTGGTGATATAAAAAATAAGATAAGATTATATAACGCTAGATCTTTTATTGGAAGTAATAATTATGTGAAATTCCAATCCTCTTCTACTGTATCTGATCATGTTTTTACACTAGAAGAACAAACTGGCGATAAGAAACTTGCTCCCAAAAAATTATTAAGAAAAATTTCATTAGTTCAAAATATTCAATCTGGAACTGGAGAAGAAACAAAACCAGGACCAACTGGAATGTTGATCAATGGTGTTGAAATTATAAATTATAAATCAAATGATAAAATTTATTATGGTCCACTATCCAACGTCAACATTATAAATTCTGGTTCAGATTATGATGTTTTAAGTCCACCAACAGTAGTAGTATCAAATCCTACAGTGGGTCTTGGTACAACTGCTTTAGTTGATTTAGTTGTTCGTGGTAACTTAAAAGAAGTCATTGTAGATCCAAATGAAGTAGATGTTAACAGAGTTGTTTCTGCATCAATCTCTGGTGGTAATGGGTCAGGAGCAATTTTAGAACCATATGTTGAGGAAAGATTCAAAGAAATCAGTTTCAACGCCCAAACTACTACTTTTGGCGGTGGAGTGAATATATCAGATGATGTTATAGCATTTTTATCGTTCCATAACCTTCAGGATGGGACACCTATTGTCTATAATAGAAATGGAAATGAACCACTAGGTATTGGAACATTTGGTGCTTCAAACACAGATCAGGGTAGATATTTGTCCAATGGTTCAGTATACTACCCAGAAATTGTTAATACAAGCACCATTAAACTTTATAACACAATATCAGATTTAAATTCTGGTATTAATACTATTGGATTTACTACAGCTAACGCTGGAGGTATTCACAAATTTAGACTTTTAGATAGTAAGAATATTCTAAGTTCTATACAAGTTGTTAGTGGTGGATCTGGATATGAAAATAGGTCTTTAAAAATTAAACCAACTGGTATATCGACAGTATTCAATTCGATAACTTTTGATAATCATGGATTTAAGAATGGAGATTTGATCAATTATAGAACTGCTGTTGGATTTGGATATACTTATACAGAAAGTATTTCAGGTCTTACAACTTCGAATCAGTATTATGTACTTAAATTAGATGATTCTAGATTTAGATTAGCAAATGCTGGTCTTAGCACATCTACACCATCTAAAGACGAATTCAATAGAGGAGAATACGTCAAATTCTCTTCCATTGGATCTGGTCAACATATTTTCGAGTATCCACCAATAACACTCAACTTAGAAGTTGAATATGCTGGAACAATTGGTACTATTACAGCAACACCAGTTTTTAAAGGAGAAATTGTTGATGCATATCTCTATGAACCTGGTACAGATTATGGATCAAAGATTCTCAATTTCCACAGAAGACCAACATTAACTGTAAGAAGTGGACAATCTGCACAATTAAAACCAATTGTGTCTGATGGAAAAATAGTCAACGTTGAAGTTCAAAATAGTGGACTATATTACTCTTCTTCACCAGATCTTGTTGTAAATGGTGATGGAGTTGGTGCAAAATTAAGAGCAGAAGTTTCTGGTGGAAGAATTACTAGAGTTATTGTAATTAATTCTGGAACAAATTATAATCCTAGAAATACTTCTATTGCTGTAAAACCATTAGGAAAAAATGGATCTTTACTATCAGATGTAAGATCTCTAACCATAAACAACAAAGTTAGATTTTCTGATGAAATTTTACTTGAGAATGGTGATGATTTATCTTATGGCGTTGTCGGATATTCTACGGATAGAGAGGGTTCTTCTTTCTATGAAGATGGAGAAAGTCAGTATGAACACTCTAAGATAATTGGATGGGCATATGATGGAAACCCAGTTTATGGTCCATATGGATATTCAGATCCAAAGGATAGAAACTCAGCATTAAAAGTTTTAGATACTGGATATACCACAAATCTATCTAATGTATATAATAGACCAAGTGGATTTAACCTTGGATTCTTTGTAGAAGATTATGTCTACACAGATAATGGCGATTTGGATTCTTATAATGGAAGATTCTCAAAAACTCCAGAGTTTCCAAATGGTGTTTATGCATACTATGTTGGTGTATCGACAAATATTCAAACAAATAAGTTAGAACCAAAATTCCCATACTTCATTGGAAATAACTATAGATCCAAATTCGATACAAATTTAAATCAATCTCAGGATTTGGACTTTAATAGTTCCAACTTGGTCAGAAACACTTTCCCATATAGAGTAAGTCAACAATACTCAAATAACGATTTTATTATTGAACCAAATAAATTAGGAAAGCAAACATCAGTTGTTGAGATAGTTTCTGAAGGATCTGTAGAATCTTTATCCGTTCTCTCTGGTGGAAGTGATTATGCTGTAGGAGAAGCACTAACTTTTGATAATGGAAATACTGGTGGTAGTGGAGTATCTGCAGTAGTTGGTTCGATCAAAGGTAAAGGTGTTGTAGAAATTTCTACAACTGCAGAAGTATACAATAATTCTTTAGTTCTTAGAAAAAATCCAAATCAAATTGAGATAAAAGTAGATCCATATCACGATCTTTTAGATGGTGATGTAGTAGAAATCACAGGAGTTTCCACTACATCTATTGGGAAACTATCTGGATCTCACAAAGTAGGTGTTACTTCAGTATTTTCATCTTTGATTTTTGATGTATCATCAAACGCTACTGCTGGTGTTGTAACTGATATTTACATTTCACCATTCCCAAGCAATATCAGTATTGGATCTACATTAGGGATTGGAACAGAGACTTTATCTGTATTAAATGTATTTGATGATGAAAGTATACTGAGAGTCTCTAGAGGTGTTTCTGCTGGTCACACAGCAAGCACACAAGTAGATTTTTATAATAATAAGTTTACTATTGATCTAGACAATTCATATTTCAATTCTAGAAGTAACGATAAGGTTTACTTCAACCCAAGTGTATCTGTAAGTTCTGGTCTTGATACTGGAACATTTAATAGTGTTCAATATCAACTTGGTGTTAATGCGGAGACTGTTTCTGTAGAAACTCAAAGCATCTATATTCCAAATCACCCATTTGTAACAAACCAAAGAGTTTTATTTGTAAAACCAAGCGGTTCAGGTGCTCTAATTGTTAGAAACACTCCAGGTTCTTCATTCTTCAATTTACCAGAGTCTGGAGATAGTCAATATGTTTATATCATAAACAAGACTCCAGATACAATCGGTATTGTAACTGATGTTGGTTTAACAACTACAACTAGTGGACTATTCTACAGTGGAACAGGATCTAATAGCGATTACTATTATCTTGAACCACAGCATACACAAATTACTGCAGATGTTAAAAAAATAACAAGTCAAGTATCCGTTTCAACGGCACATGGTCTAAGTTATGGTGATACTATTCAGTTGATAGTAAAACCTGGATTATCTACAGGTATTGGAACTACGGCATCTAGTGTATCTGTAAAATATAATTCTTCTTTCGATAGACTTTTAGTTAACACTGTAGGATTCAATTCTACTGGAATAAACACAACAAATAATAAAATTAATATACCTCTACATGGATTTACCACAGGCGAAAAGGTATTCTATGATGCTAATGATTTAGTATCATCTGGTCTTAGTACTGGTGGATATTTTGTATACAGAATAAATGATGATTACATTTATCTATGCGATACATATTCGGATTCTATAGCGTCTCCACCAAGAGTCGTTAGTATCGCATCTACTGGAGGAGCAGATCAAGAACTAAGTTTAATCAATCCACAGTTAACAGTAACTAAGAATAATGATGTAGTATTTGACTTATCCGATACTTCACTTTCTGGATATGATCTTAAGTTCTTCTTTGATTCGGAATTTAAGAATGAATTTGTATCAATAGGAAATACTTCCGTTTTTGCAGTTTCTGGTGTCGGAACTATTGGTGTATCATCTACGGCATCAGTAACAATTGGATTCAATACTAGCATTCCAACCAATCTATATTATAATCTAGAAAAATCTGGATCTTTAGTTTCTGTTGATGCTGATGTTCACAATAAATCAAACTTAATTTACCGTGATAGTGTTTATACTGGTGAACATAAGATTTTTGGGGTTGGATCTACAACATTCAATATTTCTTTAAAAGATATTCCAGAAAAATATTCATATAAGTCTGCAGATTGTGAGGTTATTAAATATAACACTACTTCCAAAACGGCTACTGGCGGAATAGAAAAATTAGACTTAATTTCTGGAGGTATTGGATATAATAGATTACCAATAGTTTCTGGTATAAGCACATTAAGTTCTGGTACAAACGCAGTTATAAAGACAAATTCTACAAATATTGGTAGAATTGAAGATTTACGAATTGCTGATGAAGGATTTGAATTCTCATCAGACAAAACTCTAAAACCACAAGCAGACATTCCAAGATTAATTAGATTACAAAAGTCTGATAAGATTACTCAAGTAAGTGTTGTTTATGGTGGAAAAAATTACCTTTCAGAGCCAACTCTTTCTTTAGTTAATGATAATACTAGATCTAAAGTTTCTAGTGGTCTGTTAGAAGCAAATCTAAGAGGATCTGCTCTTCTTGATGTTGATATTGTTGAAGAACCAAAAGGACTAGAATCAGTCAAACATACAATATTCACTGAAAACAATAGTAATGGTGTTAGTGTAGAGAGAATTTTAAGTTATACAAATGGAATAGTTGAGTGTGAATTGACCACACCAGCGATTAATGGATTTGTTGTTCCACCATTTGCAGAGGGTGATTATGTTTTTGTTGAAGGGATTCAAAAGCAGTCTACAACAGATGCTCTTGGAGTGGTATCTTCTCCAGGAACAGGATTTAATTCTCCTGATAATGGGTATAGATTCTTTAGAGTAGTTGAATACACTAATTCAAACCCTGCAGTACTTAAATATGATATTGGAGAATATACAGATAATGCTGGAACAGCAGTATCTCCACCAACAACATTTACAAGTATTGTAAATCAGAAGAATTATCCAACATTTAGTATTACAAGAGTTCCAAGTATATTCTATCTGGGTGAAAAAATCTTAGCCAATGGTTCAGACACTGATTTATTTGTACAAACTGCAAATAAAAATTATATAACTGTTTCTGGAGAGTATAAGTTATCTTATAATGATTCCATTAGTGGTTTCATTTCTGGAAATCTTGCTAGAGTTGAAGAAGATATTATATTAGATAGTAGTTATACTGTAAATTATTCTAAGGAAAGAAAATATGGATGGAAGAATGATACTGGTAAATTAAACAATAGTTATCAGGTTTTACCAGATAATGATTATTATCAGAATTTATCTTATTCGATTAAGACGACTGGTGAAAGATATAAAGATAATAAGATAGTAAGTTTTGATAAATCAAAAGATTCTGTAAATCGTTTGGTTCACCCATCAGGATTTAAAAACTTTGCTGATGTTGGTATAACATCTTCAGCTTCTGTTGGAATTGGATCTGATCAATTTTTAAGTCAAATTTTAGATTTTGTTAATGAAGAAAGAGTTGATACATTCAATAACTTTGATTTAGCGATCGATTACCTACCAACAACAAATTCTTCTGATGCTATCATCCTTAGAAATAAGAAACTTGCAGACTTTATTCAATGTATATCCAATAGAGTTCTTCAAATTGATGATATTAGTAATAAATTCTCAAGTGCAGAATTTAATAGAGATACCTTTATAGATGCATTTGAATATTCAGTTACGGATCAATTCTCCAAGTTCTTGGTTCAAATCGTCGATGAAGATAAAACTAACATTCAAGCTAGTGAAGTTGTAATTCTAAACAACTATAATAATACCTATACTTTAAATAAGGCAAATCTCTACACTGGTGAAGAATCTTTAGGCACTTTATCTGGAACTTTTGCAGATAATGGAAACTCTGCTATGAGATTTGATCCTACAGATCCATTAGTCTTCAGTTATAATTTGAAAATTTATAGAGATTATTTCTCTTTAAGTGAAACAAATGTTGGAGTAGGATTTACTGATATTGGATTCTTAAGACTAACTGCTAGAACGGAAGATTTCCCAACAGTTGGTGTTACTACAGATATATTCAAGTCTCAATTATCTTCTATTGATACGATATATTCTAATGTCTTTATCAGAAATGAAGATACTTTGGATATGAATTATTTCGAAATTCTAGCGTATCATGATGGAAACGATGGATATATTAGTGAATACTACTTTGATACTGATAGTAATATCAGTGGTTCATCATTTGGATTTATTGGTACATTTGGAGTTTCTGTCGATGGTGGAGTTTTCAAACTAAACTTTACAAATAACACAAATAATGAAGTTACTGTAAAGGCAAAAACTGTTGGTTTTGGTTCAACAGCATCTGGTATTGGAACTTACAGATACTTAGTTACAGATCAAGATGCTGGTACTGAGAAGAGTGCTAGATTGGAATCAACTTTCCAGTCTTCAACTGGTATCACTACGATTAATACTTACGATTTGGGTGTTGAAGGTACATTAAAATCACTAGTAAGAGTCGGTGTGGGAACAACTGTTGCTCTACATCAATTCTTGGTAGTTTCTGATAATGGAAGAGTTAATATTCAACAATATCCATTCCTATCCGTTGGGTCTGCATCTACAAGTGGAATAGGAACTTTTGGTGCAGACGTTGATGGATCTCAAGTAAAAGTTAAATTCTATCCAGATTCCGATTTCTCTTCAGATACTGTATTGCTTCAAAAGTTTGATCAATTTATATACTTTGAGTCTGATGAATTTAATACTCCAGATGATTTTACATATGGAGTTGGAATTGAGGAACTAACTACAGCTTTCTATGGAGCATTGAATAATTTTGGTAAGGATAGATTAGAGTTTGATCTAAATTACGGAGGAACACCAATTTTTGAAAAGACATTTAATCCAAATAATGCTAGCGTTCTAAATCAATCTACTGGTGTATTCTCGATACCAAACCACTTCTTCCAAACTGGAGAAGAATTAATCTACACTCCATATTCAACTCTTTCTGGAGTTACTGCTAGTGCTGTTGGTATTGGATCTACTTTAGTTGGAGGAAGAAACTTTAAAGGTGATTTTATTACAGGATTTTCAACAATAACTGGCGTTGCATCTACAACTGGTATTAACATTGGAGACACTATTATCGGACCTTCAGTTTCTGCAGGAACGACAGTTATTTCAATAGGATCAACATTTACATATTTTGTTGGTAATGTGGTATCTGGCGGATCTTCTGTTATTACAGGCATTGCAAATACATCAATACTTACTGTTGGTTCTGGTATTTTCTCCGGAAATAATAGTGGAATTGGAACAATTGTTTCTATTGGAATCAATTCCATCACATCAACAGAAGTTGTAGATGAAGGAACTGGAACTACTTTCTACTCCGAACAGGTTAAAACCTCAGTAGAAGTTTCTCAAGTTTCAACTGGAACTACAATACGTGCAAACTTTATAACAGGCATTTCAACTGATATTGCACCAACTACTGTTTATGCAATTAGGGTTGATAATGATTCATTTAAACTCACTGGTGTGAGTGGTGGTAATGGAATTGGATTTACATTCACTTCATCTGGTTCTGGTAATTACCATAAACTTGAGATGAAGAAAAAACTCGAAAAGAGTTTAATTACGGTAAATGGTGTTAATCAGTATCCAATTATCTGGACTCCTATTAATCATACTTTAGACTATAATGGTGGAGCAATTGGTGCTGCAGTAACATTCCTTGGATTGTCTGGAATTGCTTCTGTTGCGCCTAGAGACTTGATCAAAGTTGATGATGAGTATCTAAGAGTAGTTAATGTTGGATTCGGTACAACAAATACTGGACCTGTAACTGGTTTGGGAACAGTTCCTATTGTTGAAGTTAATAGAGGATTTGTAGGATCTTCTGCAACTACCCATACTGATGGAACAGAAGCAAGAATTTATAGAGGTGCATATAACATTGTCGGTAACAAAATTCACTTCACCGAAGCTCCTGATGGTAAAGGTAATAATGATAGATTAGATCAAGGTGGTTTACCATTACCTAAGTCCACGTTTAATGGTAGAGTTTTCTTACGTAGAGATTATGAATTCAACAAATTATATGATGATATTTCAGATCAATTCACTGGAATTGGTAGAACTTTCAATCTAACGATAGAGGGTGAATCAACGTCGGGTGTCGAACCTGGAAGTGGACTTGTGTTCATCAATGATGTTTTCCAAACTCCAGATACTGAAAATAATGCAGGAAACAACTATGAGTTAGAATCAGATTCTAATGCAGGACTAACCACAGTAACGTTCACTTCAGTCACTAGACCAAATACTGATGATGTAATCGTTGTAGATTATGACGTTAACCAAAACCAAGTTCCTCGTGGTGGAATTATCATTTCTCTTGGATCAACTGGAGGTCTTGGATATGCACCTTTAGTTGGAGCAAAAGTTATTGCTAGAACAGGTGCTGGAGGATCTATTACAGAGATTGTTGGTATTGCTACAACAGGATCTTCATATTCCATCAGCACATCTTCATACAACAATACCACAGGTATTATTGAAATAACTACATCTACTGATCATGGACTTACTGGATCTGGAAACAGAGTCTTCTTGGAAGGTCTTGAGTTTAGTTGCCCTGGTGGATCTGGTATAACTTCTACTATATTCCCATACCCCGGATCCAGTCCATATGGATTTGTTTTCCCAGTAACGGGGATTGTTTCTGCTACAACTTTCAAAGCACAAGTTGGAACCAGCACAATTACACATACTTATGTTGGACAGGGAACTGCATATCATTATTATGGAGATTTAACGTTTGGTTCTGGATATTATGGTGGAACAATTGGTGTAGGAATTAGTGATTCAACTGGTTCTGGTGCTACTATCACTGCAGCAGTTGGTGCTGGTGGTTCACTATCATTCACCATTAAAGGTGGTGGTAGTGGTTACACCAATCCATCTATTAGAATTGACGATCCTTCATACGAAAATCTAACGATCAGTGGTGTATCTAGACTATCTGTAGGAAATACTACTGATGCTGGAATCGGTCTATCAATGACTGTTAACGTTGGACAATCATCTGTCGTTGGAGTTGGAACAAGTCTATTTGAAGTCAAAACAACAACTATTACAAAACCTGGATATGCATTTAGAAGAGGTGATAAATTCAGACTGGTAGGACTGGTCACTGATGCTAGACTATCCGAACCAACTGAAGAACTAATATTCACCGTTGAAGATGTATTTACAGATTCCTTCGCTTCATGGCAGTTAGGTGAACTTGATTATATTGATAGCATAAAATCATTGCAAAATGGTTCAAGAACTAGATTCCCATTATTCAGAAATAATGAGCTTCTAAGTTTCGAAAAAGATAGAACAAATCCAGAATCAGATCTGATTGATTTTAACGCGGTTCTTTTAATCTTCCTCAATGGAGTCATGCAAGAACCAAATGTTTCATATGTATTTGAAGGTGGAACAACCTTCAGATTCAAAGAAGCACCAAAGGCTGAAGATAATATAGCGATATTCTTCTATAGAGGAACACGCAACGTTGATAGCTTTACTGTTAATGTAAATGAAACTGTAAAACCAGGTGATACTTTAGAATTAGTTAAGAATAACTTCATTCCTTCAACTGTATCTCAAACAGGTCGCACAGTTTCTCTGATACAAAGTGCTGATGTTGTTGAGACAGGAATCTATCTTGGGGATGGTATTGATGAAGATAATTTCAGACCAATTCACTGGTCTAAGCAAAAGAGAGATCTAATTGTAAAAGAAGATTATCAGTTCAAGTCTAGAGATTCTTTAGAACCATTTGTTATACCAGCAACAAGAGTTATTAAAGATGTTTCTTTAACTGACGAAGAAATATTTGTAGATAGTGCTCAACTGTTTAAGTATGAAGAGAATGATCCAAATACAAGCACTGTGATACAACAATTTGAAGGATTCCTTGTAGAATCGGATACAAATCCAGTTTCTGCAGGATTCAGCGCCTCTGTAAGTGGATTCTCGACAATTTCTTCTATTGGTATTCTAACTGGTGGTAGTGGATACACTGCAGGATCAACTATAACATTGAAGATTGGTGGTCCAATTGGAGTTGGAAGCACTGCAACAGCAACCGCTACAGTTTCTGCTGCTGGAACTGTTTCTTCTGTAAGTATTACAAATCCTGGAAGTGGATATACTTATACGAATCCACCAGCAGTTATTGCAGCATCTATTCCATCATTCAATAGAGAACTGATTCCAGAAATTAGATTTGTAGAAGGATTTAGTGGAATTATCACAGGAATAACAACATCTGCTGGTAGTGGATCGAATCCTCTAGCACTCAATCTCCAAGTATTGTATGATTCGAATTCTGATATTGACTCACTTCTTCAAGGTTATTACATATATGTTTCTGATACTAATATTGGATCTGGAGTAACATCAATCAACACCTCAGATAGTGACGTAGTTGGTATTGGAACTACATTTGCTGATAATGTTTATGTTATCAACCAAATATCTAGAGACAATCTGGTCGGAGTTCTAACCTGCAATATTCTATCTACAACAAACATCACTGGTTTAGAAACATCTGCGGATTTTGTAGGAAGATTCTCTTGGGGCAGATTGTTCGGAATTGAAAGATCTACGAGTCCAATTTCTGTTGGAGTTAGTGGATATACAGTGAATAGTGGACTCACTACATTCCCACAAATACTACGTAGGGGATATGGATTGAGGAATACTGGTGGCCTAAGTAAAGAGTTAGGTTAAGTACAGAGTATAAATATAGAAAAAAGCTAATAATATGTCTGCAATTGTCACAGATCAATTTAGAATTCTAAATGCGAATAACTTTGTTGATTCTGTTCGGGACACCAACAATTCTTATTATGTGTTTTTAAGCCTACCAAATCCCGACGCTGTTGGGTTTGGTAGGTCTACTACTTGGGATACAAATATTCCAAGTCCTACAGATAATCCAAATTATTTAAATCATGTAAAAGATACTATTATCTTTGGTAGAAGGATAACATCTAATAATGTTAGAAGACTTATAAGAAGAGTTGATTGGACTCAAGGTACAATTTATGAAATGTACCGTCATGATTATAGCATTTACAATCAGTCCCCACAAACTAGTTCAACTAGATTGTATGACGCTAACTATTATGTAATTAATAGTGATTATAGAGTTTATGTTTGTATAGATAACGGATCTAATCAAACAAAACCAGGTGGTAATTTCTCTCAGGATGAACCAACGTTTATTGACTTGGAACCATCTAGAGCAGGTGAGAGTGGAGATGGATATGTGTGGAAATACATGTTCACTGTTTCTCCAAGTGATATTATTAAATTTGATTCTATCGAATATATTCCAGTCCCAAATGACTGGGAAACAACCACTGATGCTCAAATACAAGCGGTAAGAGAGAATGGTGATTCTACTGTAAATAATAACCAGATAAAAAAAGTTTACGTAGAAAATCAAGGAGCAGGTTATAATAGCACTAGTGCAGAATTAGATATTATTGGCGATGGTACTGGAGGAAAAGTAGTTGTTAATGTTAGTGGTGGAAAAATATTAGAAACAACAGTTTCTTCTGGTGGAAAAAATTACACGTATGGAAGAGTTGATTTATCTTCAATTAATTCTGGTGCAACAACTTTTGCTAATCTAGTTCCAATCATCCCACCATCAAAAGGACATGGTTTTGATATTTACACAGAACTAGGAACTGATAAGGTATTAATTTATTCAAGATTTGATGATTCTACAAAGGATTTTCCATTAGATACAAAATTCTCTCAAATTGGAATTATCAAAAACCCAACTCAAATTGGGTCCGCAACGTCGATATTTACAGATAGTCAGTTTTCTAATTTATATTCATTGAAATTACTGTCTGTTTCTAATCCAGACGATGCTATCCCAGGAACTAAAATTTACCAGTCTGTATCTGGAGTTGGGACTGCAGTTGGATATGTTGCATCATATGATGATGAAACCAAAGTTTTAAAGTATTTTGTAGATAGATCTTTATTCTTCAATCCAACATCATACGATCAAAAGGATTCTTTCAACGTTGTTAACGAAACTACGTCGGTAAGCTTTACTGCTTCTGGTGGAACAGTTACTGCGTCAAATAATTTTAGTTGCACTATAGATCCGAACTTTAGTGGAATTACTACTGCAATAACAGCATCTAAGATAGTTAATTTAGCAACTCAATTTACAAATGGAGTTGCCTCACCAGAGATAAATAAAACAAGCGGAACCATTCTATATCTAGATAACAGACCAGTGGTTACGAGAAATCCAAGACAAAAAGAAGACATTAAAGTTATACTGGAATTCTAAAGATGTCCCAAAAAACAGATTTAAATGTATCACCTTATTTTGATGATTTTGATCCCTCTAATAATTTCTATAGGGTACTATTCAAACCAGGATTTCCAGTCCAGTCTAGAGAATTAACGACATTACAGTCGATACTACAAGGTCAAATAGAGTCTTTTGGATCTCACTTTTTCAAAGAAGGGTCTGTAGTAATTCCTGGTAATGTAATATACGATCCAGAATACTATGCAGTAAAGATTAATGACTTACATCTAGGTCTAGACGTTGGCGTATATATTAACGAATTAGTTGGTAAGAAAATAAAGGGGCAAAATTCACAAGTAACAGCGGTAGTTAAAAATATTTTAACTAAAGAAAGTTCAATTGATGATACATATACTCTTTATGTAAAGTATTTGGATTCTGATGTTAATAATGTATCAAATCCATTTAGTGATGGTGAAACTTTAATATCTTTAGATACATTTGAATATGGGAATACTACAGTAAATTCTGGACAAACAATTGCATCTCTAATATCTGATAATGCAACTTCAACAGGATCTGCAGTATCAATTTCTAGTGGTGTTTATTTCATAAGAGGATCTTTTGTAACTGTTGATGATAGAACATTAATTTTAGATCAGTACACGAATTCCCCTTCTTATAGAGTTGGACTAAGTGTTCAGGAAAGTATTGAATTTGCATCTTCGGAAAATCCAGACCTATTTGATAATGCTAGAGGATTTTCAAATTATTCAGCTCCTGGTGCAGATAGATTAAAAATTTCAGCAATTCTTTCTAAGAAAGCGATTACTGATTTTGATGATAAAAATTTCATCGAAATACTTAGAATTTCTAACGGAGTTGTAAAGAAATTACAGGATAGTAATACATATTCACTCATTAAAGATTACATTGCGAAAAGAACTTATGATGAGTCTGGAAACTATTCAATTAAACCATTTGCAGTAGAAGTTAAAAATTCTCTAAATGATAGAGTTTCTTCTGATGGAATTTATTTTGAAGAGCAAAAAACTGATCAAAACAATACCCCAACAAAGGATCTCTTATCGGTAAGAATTTCTCCAGGAAAAGCTTACGTTAGAGGATTTGATATTGAAAAAGTAGAAACAACTATTTTAGATGTAGAAAAACCAAGAGATACTTCTACAGTATCATCATCTTCTATCCCATTTGAAATGGGCAATTTATTGAGAATCAATAATGTTTCGGGTTCTCCTGTTATTGGAATTGATAATAATCATACTGTAAGTTTACGTGATCAAAGAAAGAACTCTACCATTGCCGGAACTGGAAATGAGATTGGAAAGGCAAGAGTATATTCTTTTGGATTAACCGATAGTGCATACTCAAACAATGCATCAAAATGGGATTTGTATCTGTTTGACGTACAAACACACACCAAATTAACTCTAAATCAAGCACTCAATTCTGATTCATGTCCAGCATCATCACGCATTAAAGGATTGAGTAGTGGTGCTTCTGGTTATGTTACATCGGCACCAACCGATGAAAATGTAACTATTACTCAGACCTCAGGCACTTTTAGTCCTGGAGAACAAATTTCTATTAATGGTTCTACCGAGTTTTCGAGAACTGTAGAAACCATTAGAGAATATAAGGTAAGTGATGTAAAATCAGTATATCAAGATTCAAGTACTATTGGATTATCTACAGATTTTGTTGCAGACACATTCTTATCAAGCAACATAATTCCTAATTTTAATTCAACTGATACATTAACTATTAGTCCATCTGGAATAGCAACTTGTGCTGGTAGAAACTTTATCGGAGTTGCTAGTGATACTATAATTAGATATCAAAAAACAGGTTTTTCAACAGAAACTTTCAATAGAATATCTGATGTTTCCACTGATGGATTATCAATCACGTTAGTAGGTGTTGCAACAGTATTGGGAGTTTGTGATGGTTCTCTCCCAACATCAGAAACAAGCACAACATTTTCTGTAGGATCCCCATCAATTCAAAATAGTGATAATGCATTTTTGTATGCTAAATTGAATGATAAAAATGTTTCTGAGGTTAATTTTGTAGGATCAGAACTCAGAGTATCTCGCCAGACATCTGGTAAATCAACTAATGCTGTTGGTACACTATCAGTCAGTTTATCTGATGTTGGAATTACCAGTGCGTATTTTGAAACTTTTGATACAGAGAGATATTCTGTAATTTACTCTGATGGTACTGTTGAGCAGTTAACATCAGATAAGTTCTCTCTTGATGGTTCTGGAACTTCAATAACTTTCAGTGGATTAACTCCTAGTGAATCTAATGTTGTTGTTAATTCAACTGTTAAGAAAAACTCAATTAGAAATAAGCAAAAACTTTATGTTAGAAGTCAGAAATTAGAAGTATCTAATTGTGTTACTGGATCTTCAGCAGCAGTATCTGGATTAACTACAAGTAAGTACTATGGTCTTAGAATTGAAGATGAAGAGATTTCACTCAATGTACCAGATGTAGCAAAAGTTGTTGCGATTTATGAGTCTGTAAATAGTTCATCACCAGTATTAGATGCGCTAAACTTTCAATCTGGATTAAACCTCAATACAAACTCAATTCTTGGTGAGCAGATAGTTGGTGAGACTAGCGGTGCAGTTGGTCAAATAGTTACAAGAAGCACATCAACTAAAGTAGAATTTGTATATTTGAATTCTAATAGATTTGTAAATAATGAAACGGTTACATTTAAAGAGTCAAATATTGTCGCCCCAGTTCAAAGTATTACTACTGGAGCTTATGTTGATAGAACTGAAGAATATAATTTAGATAAGGGTCAAAGAGAGCAGTTTTATGATTATTCTAGAATAGTCAGAAAAGATCCATCAACTTCACCAGCAAGAAAACTATTAGTCATATATGATTATTATACCGTCCCATCTAGCGATAGTGGGGATGTTTATACTGCGAATTCATATGCATCTGATAGATTTGGTAATGATGTTCCAAAACTTCTCAATGGGGTAAGAGCATCTGATACTTTAGACTTTAGACCAAGAGTATCTCCATTCACATCAACAACACTTTCACCATTTGACTTTGCTAGCAGATCCTTTGCTGCTGCAGGAAATAATCCAACATTGGTTTTAACTCCAAATGAAAGTTCCACAGTTGGATATTCATATTATCTACCAAGAATTGATAAGATTGTCCTCAATAAGAATGGATCTTTCACATTAATAAAGGGAACATCATCAACCAGTCCAAAGCAACCAACATCTATTGATAATTCAATGGATGTTGCTGTTATCGAATTACCAGCATATTTGTATAATCCTGATGATAGTTTGATTAAACTAACCAACAACAAACGCTATACAATGAGGGACATTGGTGTCCTGGAAGAAAGAATTGAAAATGTTGAATTAGCTTCTTCACTATCTTTACTTGAATTGAGCACTCAGGCACTTCAAGTTACTGACTCTGACGGAGTAAGCAAATTCAAATCTGGTTTCTTCGTAGATAACTTTAAGACAAACAACTTTATTGATCTTGAAAATTCGGATGCAAAGTGTGTTGTTGATAAGGAATCTGAAGAACTTAATGCCGATATTTCTTTATATTCTCTCAAGTCTGAAGTAGCTGTTGATGGTAGTGTAAGTTTGGACTCTGCAGACTTTTCTACTAATTTGAGTTTGTTAGATAATAATGTTAAAAAGACTGGTGATCTAATTACTCTGAATTATACTGAAACTCTAGCAGGTGTAGGACAAACTTATAGTACTTCAGAACAAAATGTAAACCCAGCTGGTGTTACAAATTACAATGGATATGTGAAGTTAACTCCATCTTCTGATACTTGGGTAAGATCAGTAAATTCTCAGAGTGGATTGATTATTAGATCTCAAGGTGATTGGGAAAATTCTTACGTTAATAATCTTTTAGTTAGTACTAATCCATCAACTAAGTTTAAATCCAAAAATGTTCAGTTCTACGCAACTGGATTGAAACCAAATACACAGTATTATTCATTCTTTGACGGAAATTCTGATATTGATGTAATACCTAAATTACTTCAAGTAACTATGGGTTCTGGATCTGCGGCATTCCAAACTGGAGAATCTGTAGATGTTTATAGTGCTGGTGTTAAAATTGGAAGTTTCAGACTTGCATCAGCAACACATAAAAAAGGAACCTATAACTTAACAACACCAACTACAGAATATTCACAAAACCCATATAATACATCATTATCTTTAGCAGCATATTCTTCATCATCTACAGTTTTAAATATTGATACCTATTCCTTAGCAGATGATGCGACTGGAAGATTCTTCGGATATACCCCATCTGGAGCAACTTTGATTGGAAAAACATCTGGAGCACAGGCAACAGTATCAACTCAGTCACTGACTACAGATAATGTTGGAGATCTAATTGGTTGCTTCTTCATAAGAAATCCTTTACAAACACCAACACCATCATCAACTTTTGGGGTTGGATCAAAAACATTTAAACTATCCTCAAGTTCTACTAATTCTTCAGCAACATCAGTAACGTATTCTCAAAATACATTCTATGCATCTGGAATAGTAAATGCAAATACTTACACCGAAAGTGTTTCTCTGAGAAGACCATCTCCAGCATTACCTCTCAATGCTTTAAGACCAGATCCACTATCTCAAACATTTAGAACAGATAATGATGGATTCTTCTTATCATCTGTAGACTTATACTTCTCAAGTAAAGACTCAACAGAGAAGATATTTGTTGAAGTTAGAGAAACTGATATCGGTGGAACTCCAAAAACAAATTTGGTTCAAGATTATGCTAGAGCAGAAATCTATCCATCAGGTATTACAACTTCATCAACTGGACAAACTGCTACAAATGTAGTATTCCCATCACCAATTTATCTTGAACCAAACAAGCAATATGCACTTACTTTAACTTGCCCATCTTCAGATGACTACAAGGTTTGGATTGCAAAGTCAAATGACGCGACTGTAGCAACACAAAACCTACCAAATGCACAACAAGTAATTTATTCAAATAATTACATTGGTGGTAATCTGTATAAACCACAAAATGGATCTATTTGGAATTCTTCAACATCTGAAGATTTAACATTCAGACTCTATAAGTGTAATTTCACATCAACCACTGGAACTGCATACTTTAATAATCCAAACGTTTCTGTTGGAAGCACCACATACGTTGATGATTTAAATGTTCCAAAACTGATTAGCAATCCAATCAAAACACTTCCAAGAAAGTTAAATGTTGGAATTTCAACTTCTCCAGATTCTGTAGTTGGTTCAGTATTCACTACTGGAACTAAAATTGCGGAAGGTGATGCTTATGGATACATTGAAAATGTTGGTGGTAACATAGTTGCTATTACAACATCAAATGTTGGAACTGGATATTCAAACGGAACCTTTACCGAAGTTCCTCTATACAATATAACTGGATACGGTATTAGTGCTACTGCCGATATTACAGTTACCGATAATCAAATATCAAATGTCTCTATCGCGTATAGTGGATCTGGATATGCAGTCGGTGATGTTTTGGGAATTACTACGAGTTCTGTAGTTAAGGGTAGCGGTGCTAGATTAACTGTTTCAGAAAGATCTAACGTTGATACACTATATTTGACTAATGTTCAAGGATTAGAGTTTACATTAAGTCAAGCGATATCATTCTATAGTGGATCAACCGAAGTATCGATGGGGGGAACTGTGGTAACTAAGAATTCTTATGTACCAGAGTATGTTTATTCTGGTAACGTCTTCGAAGTTACACAATATAACCATGGAATGCAGGCAAATAACAATACCGTTGTTATTTCTAACGTATTCCCAGATACTCCTGGAGAAGCAATCACTGCAAGTATAACTGCAGATAGTACAACTATTTCTTTGGGAAGTACAGCAAACTTTACTACCTTTGAAGGTTTAGCAGTAAGTGCTAGCAATCCTGGATATGTGTTAATTAATAATGAAATTATTTCTTATACTTCTGTAGGATCTCAATCTTTGACTATTGGTACAAAGGGTCAATTTGGATCACCAAGTAGAACACATGCATCTGGTGATATTGCGTATAAGTATGAACTAAATGGAGTTTCTCTGTCTAGAATTAATAGGCAGCATACATTACCTTCAAATGCAACCTTAAATTCTTTAAGGGGAACTGATAAGTATCATTTGGAATTTGATAGATCATATCTCTCAGACAGATCTTCTGGAGATACACAGATAAGTTTCACTGATGCTAAAGTTGCTGGAGGACCAAATTGCAAGGCATCTCAAAATGTCCAATTCTCTTCAGTAGCACCATACTTTAATGTTTTAACTCCAGATAATACAAGTGTTTCTTCACTACTGAGGACTACTTCTGGAACAAGTGTTGATGGTACTGAAACATCATTCGTCGATCAAGGATTCCAGTCAGTAGCTCTAAATGATGTAAATTACTTTAGCACACCAAGATTGGTAGCTTCTAGATTAAATGAAACAAACCTTCTTTCATCAAATACAAACAGTAAGTCTCTTACTCTTGGTATAACCTTAGCGACAAATAACACCAATTTGTCTCCAGTCATTGATACATCTGAGGCAGCAACTTTCGTATTTGGTAGAAATAGAATTAACAAACCAATAGACAATTATGCATATGATTCCAGATCAAATGCAAATACTGGAGACCCACATTCCAGCGTTTATATCTCTAAGAGAGTTGACTTAAAACAACCAGCAAATTCACTCAAAGTATTGCTATCTGCATATCGCCATGCTTCTAGTGATTTTAGAGTTTTATACAAACTCATTAAGTCAGATTCAAGTGAAGTAGATCAAGCATATCAATTATTCCCAGGATACAATAACTTAAGTGATAGTGATGGTGATGGAATAGGTGATACCGTTGTTGATGTTTCTTTGAATGATGGATTACCAGATACTTTTGTTAAAGCAAGTAGTGAAGATGAGTACCTAGATTATCAGTTTACTGCTAATGACCTTGGTGAATTTTCTGGATTTGTGATTAAAATTGTTATGAACGGAACTAATGAAGCATACGCTCCAAGATTCAAAGATTTAAGAGCGATTGCATTAGCATGATACCAATAGAAGGATTTCCAAATTTGTTCAGAGACGAAAACTCTGGTGCTATTGTTAATTGCGATACACTAGAGTATCAAAAATATTCTAAAATGAAAAAGAATAAACAGGAACAAAAACAAGAAATCGAATCTTTGAAAAGTGAAGTTTCTGAAATTAAAAGTTTACTTATGGAGTTAATCAATGAAACCAGAAGAAATTAATCTTGAAACGGTTGGTAAGATGTTTGAATATGAAAAACACTCAAGACAAATCGATTTGCTAAATTTTGAAGAATGTAGAGACTTTGCAAAACTTTATTGTAAATTGTATTTGAAGCAGCAGGAAGTGATTTCTTCTATGGGATTATTGTGAGTATAAATATACTTTAGATCCTGAAACTTATAAGATGGCAGTTTTATATTCATATGCAATCTTTAAGGAGTCATTATAATGGCAGACATAAAAGTACGTGTTGGTCAACAAAACTCAATAAAAGTTCTATCTTCAATTTCTGGAACTAGCTCCGGTACTCTTGCTGGATTGAGCGATATTGATGTAAGTGGTGGGTTATCTAATGGAATGGTTCTAGTATATAATGGTTCTACTAATAAGTGGGATGCAACTTTAGACCTAACTCCAGGAGCAACACAGAATCTAGACATTAACGGAGGTAGCTTTTAATGGCAAGCATTATTAGGGTCAAAAGATCTACGGGTACGACTGCCCCATCCACCCTGAATTACGGTGAACTTGCCCTCACAATTGGATCTGGATCACAGGGAAATAAGGGAGAAAGATTTTTTGTCGGTAATTCATCGAATAATCCGATAGAAATTGGTGGTAAATATTATACCGATCTTCTAGATCACGTTCATGGTACTTTAACAGCATCTTCTGCTGTTATTGTTGATTCTAGCTCCAAAATTGATGTATGGAATGTAGATAATTTAAGGTTAGATGGTAATGCTCTAACTTCTACTGATACTGATGGAAATATTACCATCACTCCAAATGGGACTGGTAGAGTTCAGTTTTTAGATAACGATGAACTCCAGTTTGGTACTAGTGATGATATAAGACTGTCTTATGATACTGATAAGGATGCGATCTTCTTTGAAAGAGGTGAAGCAGGAGCAACAGCAGATATAAGAATTGCTGACGACATTCACTTCCAATTTGGTACAGATAATGACGCCAGAATTTATTATGATGAGGCAACATCGGATAAAATTCAGGTAGAAGGTGCCGATTGGAATTTTGCTAGTGGTGTTGCGATAACCATTTCCGATACCACTGGATCCACCAGTAAAGATACTGGTGCTTTGGTTATTGAAGGTGGTGTTGGTATTGAGGAGAATTTATTTGTTGGTGGTAACCTTGGACTAACTGGTATCACCACAATTAGTGATACAACTGACTCAACAAGCACAACAACTGGTGCTCTAGTAGTTGCTGGTGGTGTTGGAATAGGAAAGACTGTCCACATTGGTGGAGATCTTAATGTTGAAGGTGGTGATGTTAATAGTACAAACGCCAATTTAAATTTATTTGATGTTAATGTAACTACCGCTAATGTTCTGGGCGATGGTTCTACAATTGCTCTTGGTACAACAACAGGAACATTAACACTAAGACCGAATACGGTAGTTGGTGTAAATGCTACCCAAAATCTATACGATACTGTAGCAACTACTGTTAATGCTTTTGGTGCTGCAACATCTATTGATATTGGTGCTACATCTGGAACATTAACTATCAATAATCCAACAGTAGTTGGATCTCAAACGACACAAGAGCTGTTTAATACTACAGCGACGAAGGTAGATGCTTTTGGAGCAGCTACCAATATCGTAATGGGTGCAACGACTGGTGTTGCAACTATTAGAAATGCTACCGTCGATTTAGATGGTGATTTGAATGTTGATGGTGGAGATTTAACTTCAAATCAAACATCATTTAATTTACTCAATTCCACAGTAACTGAGGCAAACGTTCTTGGTGCTGGAGTAAATCTGGTAATTGGTGCTACAACAGGTATCACCACAATTAGAAATGATCGGGTTAAACTTACTTCAACTCAAGACTCATCTGATACAACTAGTGGAGCATTAGTTGTAGATGGTGGAGTTGGAATTGCTAAGACCCTCAATGTTGGTGGAGCACTGAACGTTGCTGGGGCAGTTGCATTTACCTCAGGTAATGTAACGATTACTAATGATTTAATCGTTAATGGTAACACTACATTAGGAAATTCAGTTTCAGACACCATTGATATCACTGGTGACGTTGCTCATGTAGGTGAGTTTACCAATACAGGTGGTGTTGTAATTGATAATGTTGGAATTAAGTCCAACATGATCTTCACCCAATCTGGTGGAGGAAATCAATTATTCATTGATCCATTCCCCGATGGATTAAGTAATGAAGGAACAGTCATCATCAAAGGTGACCTGCAAGTTGATGGAACTACAACCACAGTCAACTCAAGTTCTGTAAGTGTCAACGAAGCCATTTTAAATCTTGGTGACGTAAGCAGTGTAAGAACTGTAATGACTACAGTTGGAACTGGTAGTTCTGAAATTGTAGTAGATTCTCTTGTAGGTATCAATACTGGAGATTTAATTTCTGGTAGTGCTTCTTTACCTGGTGCTGGAACAACAACTGTTCACTCCTTTGATTCTGGAACAAATACTGTTCGTATTGATGGAGTAACGTCTGCAGGTATTGTTACAACAACACAATTAACAGTAACACACGCATTTGATACTAGTACAGATCGTGGTGTTTCCTTCGATTACAATACAAGTTCAGGAATTTCCAATAACAAGGTAGGATTCTTCGGATTTGATGATAGTTCCATAGCAGACAGCTCTGTTACCACACTAACAAATGGAACACATGCAGATGGTAGTAGAAGATGGACTTATATTCCAGATGCATCTATAACAAATAGTGTTGTAAGTGGAACAAAAGGATTCTTAGACGTTAAAGGTATTTACTATCAGTCTGGTGATTTTGATACCAATGGCGTCGTATTCTTTGATGATGCTGGATTACAGAGATCTACTAACAATCCATCTACGGCATCTAATACTAGAACTTCTACTCAAATTCTTACTGCTGTAACCGAAGTCACATTAGATTTACCATCTTCAACTTCTGTAACTGCAGGCGATCAAATAACTCAACTCAATAACTCAAGTGCTTATGGTGTTGTTAAAACAACAAGTTCTGGAACTACTATAACTATTATAGGTGTACAAGGAACCTTTGATACAACTAACGATTTGAAAGTAAATGGAACTAATATTTCCATAGTTCCTGATACTGTAACTACGGTTTACACTAACAAACCAACTTGGACTGATACTATAGACGGAGGAACATTCTAACATGGATAATGGTGAAGTTGATATTAATGTTTTAGTGACTATATACAATCAAAAATTATCTACTTTAATGAATCAAAATATTTTATTGGAGGCAAAATTAAAAACACTCCAAACAGAATATGCTGATGAAAAAGATTCATTATTATTGAAAATTTCCGAATTGTCTAGAGAACAACCACAAAAGAGTAGAAAGAAAGTAGAAGATTATCAACAATCAGGAGTTGAATAATGGCTAAACCAAGCACCAGACAAGGATTAATTGATTATTGTTTAAGAAGACTTGGTGCGCCAGTATTAGAAATTAATGTTGATGATGATCAAATTGATGACCTAGTAGATGACGCTCTTCAGTATTTCCAAGAGCGTCATTTTGATGGTGTTGAAAGAATGTTCTTGAAATATAAAATAACCCAAGACGACATTGATCGTGGAAAAGCAAAACCACCTAGTGGAACTGGTGTAGTATCAACATCAGCGACTGCTACAACTGGAACGTCTTTTACGTTTTATGAGAATTCAAACTTTATTCAAGTTCCAGATTCAGTAATTGGTATTGAAAAAATATTTAAGTTTGATACTAGTGATGTTTCTGGTGGAATGTTTAGTATCAAGTATCAGTTATTTCTAAATGACTTATACTATTTCAACTCTGTAGAATTACTACAGTATTCTATGGTAAAGAGTTATCTTGAAGATATAGACTTTTTACTCACTACAGATAAGCAAGTCAGATTTAATAAGAGACAAGATAGACTATATCTAGATATTGATTGGTCAGCACAAAATGTTGATAACTATTTGATCATTGATTGCTATAGAGCATTAGATCCTTCAGATTTTAGTCAAGTATATAATGATAGTTTTTTAAAGAGATATTTGACTGCTCTCATTAAGCGTCAGTGGGGTCAAAATTTAATTAAGTTTAGAGGAGTCAAACTACCTGGAGGTCTTGAACTCAATGGTAGAGAAATTTATGAAGATGCTGAAAGAGAGATAGAACAGTTGAGATCAAAGATGGCTCTAGAACATGAACTTCCACCTTATGATATGATAGGATAATGGCTTTAAATCCCTTTTTTCTTCAAGGTTCAACATCTGAACAAAGATTAGTTCAACAGCTTATTAATGAGCAGTTGAAGATTTATGGTATTGATGTAACCTATATTCCAAGAAAATTTGTAAAAAGAGATTCTATATTCAGAGAAATTCAATCATCAAAGTTTGATGATAATTTTACCATAGAAGCATACGTCAACACCTACGAAGGATATTCTGGTGCTGGCGATCTAATGACTAAATTTGGCGTATCATTAAGAGATGAATTAACAATAACAATTTCAAAAGAAAGATTTGAAGATTTTGTTTCACCTTTTTTAGAAGCAGCGGATGATGATGAAATTGTTTTATCATCAAGACCAAGGGAAGGAGATTTAGTTTATTTTCCTTTGGGGCAAAGACTGTTTGAAGTTAAGTTTGTTGAGCACGAGCAACCATTTTACCAATTAGGTAAAACTTATGTTTATGAACTTAAATGTGAATTGTATGAATATGAGGATGAAGTTATTGATACTTCAATTGAAGAAATAGACACACAAATTCAGGAAGAAGGTTTTATTACAACATTAAATCTTATTAGTGTTGGTAGAAGTCCTACTCTTTCCCCAGTTTTAGATAACAATTCTGGATATGTTAGAAATATTTTTATTAATGCAGACGGTAGAGGATATACAAGACCACCAACGATAGGATTTTCGACTTCCCCAATGAGTGGTGGAACAGCAACTGCAGTAGCAATAACAACTTCCATTGGTGGATCATATTCCCTTAAAGAAATAATCTTAACAAACGCTGGATATGGTTATACAGTTCCACCAACAATCACTATTACTGGAGGTGGAGGTGTAGGAGCAGCTGCTACATGTGGTATAGAGACTGTGAGAACGGGTGTAATTGCAACAGTTGTCGATGATGGTGGAACTGGATATGTCGTTGCTCCAGAAATAACAATTACTCCACCAAAACATGTTGGTGCTGCAGCAACTGCTATTATAGACTTCCCAATTGGTGCTGGTGTTAGTGTTTTATCTGCCCCAATAAGCATTGGATCATCCAGTTACCTGTTCCCAGGTGGGACAACTGGAGGTGTATTCTACAAAACTCCACCAACAGTTACGTTTAGTCTACCAACTGGAACTGGAGAGTCAGCGGCTGCTACTGCAACCATGACTGATTATGCAACAAATGGTGGAACTGTAGATAGTATCACTGTTACTCCTGGATCTGAAGGAAAATACTACGGAGATGTCCCAACTGTTACTATAGACCATCCAGGATTTAGTTATGCTTCTGCAACCATTGATATTGGTGGAGGAATCAATGGATCTTCTATTGATCCTGGTTCTATTGCGTTTAGCACCACCGGTAGAGCGTACACAACAGCTCCTACGGTAGCGATTAGCACTGGAGGATCATATGGTATCGTTCCGCCCACTACAGCGGCAGTAGGCGTTGCTACAATTCATCCAATTACAGGTATAGTAACAGCAGTATCTTTCGATGAGGTAGATGCTTGGGCAGTTGGAACTGGTGCTACAATCGGATTTGGTTATACAGTACCACCAAATATTACTTTCTCTGGAAGTACTGGAGCTACAAGAGCAACTGCAACTGCAACTGTGTCTGCAGCAGGAACTGTAACTGGTATCACTGTTACAGATAGTGGATATGGTTATGCATCAGGAACAGTGCCTTCTGTTAGTATTTCTGGATCTGGTGGTGCAGGAGAATCTTTCAGAGCGACTGGTATTGCTACATTGCGTGTTAGCTCGGTTCAAACTACAGGAACTCTTGGTATTGGTTCAACTACAATAACAGGTATCACTACAACAAATATTATAGTTGGAGATAGAGTAAGATTAGCAATAGGACATAGCGACTCTTATAATTTTATTCCAGAAGATACTTATGTAACTGGAATTGGTTCAACTTCACTTACAATTTCAAATACCCCAACAAATGTTGGTGTTGCTACTTCTGTATTTGAATTTGGTATAGATCAATGCGGAATTGTTACTGGAATCATAATTACTAAAGGTGGTGGTGGATACTTGTCTCCACCAACCGTAACAATAACTAATGATGTTAATGAGAAGAATTATAAGGATATAATTCCAGGTATATCTACAGCAACCGCTAGAAGTACAATCAATAGTGCTGGAGAGATTGATGAAATTTATATTGAGGACCCTGGTGAAGGTTATATTTACATTCCTAATATATTAGTTCCTACGGTTTCTGCTGCAGCACCACCAGTAACTGCAGGAATAGGAACTTTCGAATTTAATGAGATTGTAACAGGATCAACTACTGGAACTACAGCAAGAGTTAAAGAATGGAATTCTAGCACTAATGTATTGAAAGTTTCTATAAACGATGGAGCATTTGCTGCTGGAGAAGTTATTGTTGGATCTTCATCTTCTGCTAGGTATTCGGTTAAATCATATGACGATAGAGACATTTATGATAAATACAGTGATAATGACGAAATAGAAGCAGAAGCAGATCTTATTCTTGATTTTACAGAATCTAATCCCTTTGGTACATATTAATGTTAGGAACTTATTTTTATCACGAGATAATACGTAAAACAGTTGTTGCTTTTGGAACACTGTTCAACCAAGTGTATGTTGCACACGAAAATAACTCAAATCAAGTTATAAGCAAGATGAAAGTTCCTCTTGCTTATGGTCCAATGCAAAAGTTCCTCGCAAGAATTGAACAGCAAGCAGAACTGAATAAAGCAGTTCAGTTGACTTTACCAAGAATGTCTTTCGAAATGAACGGTATTCAATATGATTCGACAAGAAAAACATCAGTAACGCAAACTTTTAAAGCAGTAGATAATAATAGCAGAGTCAAAAAAGTCTTCATGCCCGTCCCATATAACTTGGGATTTGAATTAAATATTCTAACAAAATTAAATGATGATGCTCTACAAATCCTTGAGCAAATTTTACCATTTTTTCAACCATCATTCAATGTTACTATTGATTTGGTAGATTCTATTGGTGAAAAGAGAGATATTCCAGTAGTTTTAGAAAACATTAGTTTCCAAGATGATTACGAAGGAGACTTCACAACAAGAAGAGCGTTAATTTATACATTGCAATTTTCAGTAAAAACTTATCTGTTCGGACCTATTGCAGACAGCACTGACGGACTCATTAAGAAGGTTCAAGTCGATTACTATTCAAATACTGATGTTCAAAATGCTAGAAGACAGGTCAGATATGTAGCAACTCCTATCGCCAAGAAAGATTATAATGATGATAATTCATCTTCATTGAGTGAAGACCTAACAACGCAAGAAACTCTAGTAGGAGTTACCTCCACAAGTCTTCTTTCTGTTGGAGATAGAGTTATCATTGATAGTGAAATTATGAAGATTAAATCTAAGACTTCAGATTCTATCACAGTTGTTAGAGGATATAATGACACAATTGCCGCAACGCATACTACTGGAACTTCTATTGATGTATTGAGTGAGGCAGATAATACGGCAATTGTTGTTGGTGATGATTTTGGATTTAGTGAAGAGACATCATTTTTCCAAGATGCAGGAGAATATAGCAACACTAGAAACACAGATCTAATTTAAAATTATGGATAAATTTGATTCTATAAGCAAATCGCTAAACACCGAAACTAATATTGTTAGCGTAGATTCTAATCCACCATCCGAAATAGTCAAAAATCAGGATTCTGAGGACATTAAAAAAGATTATCAATATACTAGAGCAAATTTATATTCCCTAATAGAAAAGGGACAAGAAGCTCTAAATGGTATTATGGAACTAGCATCGGAAAGTGATAGTCCTAGAGCATATGAAGTTGCCGGACAAATAATCAAAAGCGTTGGTGATACCACCGATAAACTTTTAGATTTGCAAAAGAAACTAAAAGATATGGAAGAAGATAATATGAAACAAACAACTAATAACGTAACAAACAATGCATTATTTGTTGGATCTACGTCAGAACTTTCAAAATTACTCAAACAAGGTTTTCTAAATAATAAAGAAGAATCTTAAAATATCAATGGGTTGGTCTGAAAAATATAAAAAATCGATCAATTGTGATGATCCAAAAGGATTTTCACAACGCGCCCATTGTCAGGGTAAAGAGAAAAAAATGAACGAAGAAAAGAAGAAAGATCACGAGTATTCAATGGCTCGTTCAGAAATTAAAACAATTAAAAATGCCGCCGGTCGTCTTCAAAAGAAGATGGGTAAAAAAGGTGAGGGTGAATTACAAGCATGGGTTCAGTCAAAAATTACTAAGGCAGCAGATTATATCGATACTGCAGCAGATTATGTGACCAATGAGGAAACAAAGTCTGGAGATGAAGGACTTCGTGATTGGTTTGGTAAATCAAAATCTTCTGATGGTAAAAAAGGTTGGGTTCAATTGGGCGGCAAATGGGCAGGTAAACCTTGTGCTCGTCAACCTGGACAAACTTCCACACCAAAATGTGGTAGTTCTAAAATGGCGGCAAATTTGAGTGATGAAGAAGAGGAAACTGCGAGAAGAAGAAAAAATCGCCAAGATCCAAATCAACCAGAAAAAACTGGTGGAGCAAAACCAACGAATGTTGCAACTGAAGAGACCGATCTGCAGGAAGTAAAAGATAAACCAGGTAAAGGTAGTGGTAAAAAGGATGCTTGTTACCATAAAGTAAAGTCACGTTATTCTGTTTGGCCAAGTGCATATGCTTCTGGTGCTTTAGTTAAGTGTCGTAAAGTTGGTGCAGCAAATTGGGGAAATAAATCCGAGTCTGTGGAGATTGAGACTGCAGATGGAAAAACTTTTGCACAGTTTATCGATATCATTAAACCAGAACCATTAAAACCAACAGACGGTATTGGTAGTAGAATGATTGATGAAGCTGGTAAAAAATGTTGGCCAGGTTATGAGAAAAAAGGGACTCAGAAACTCTTTGGTAAAACTTATAATCGATGTGTAAAAAAGGAAGAAGTTGAAGAAATTGAGGAAGTAACAAAGATGGGAATTCATTCCCCTCACGAAGTTCCTTCTAAAAACTTAAAAGGTCTTGTAGCAAAAG